GTCACGAGATACGATCTGCTTGGCCAGTTATACGATACGTTGGTTAAGCACAAGGAGGCGTCATGAAATCGTATCTCGTGACTGTAGTAAGGAGGAGGCGGCATGAACCGAGAACAGATGATCGCCTGGCTGACGATCGAGGGGTGGGAATATCGGCCAGCGGATGCGCATTGGTATCCATCCTGTTTAGGGAATGGTAAGCGGGCAATCGACGATGATGGCCATGTGTACTGGGCTAGCCCGCATGCGACAGACGCGCATCCATTCCCTCCCAGCGCGCCATGGGATACTTGCCCTGCTACAACCGTGCGACAATTCTACAATCTGATCCTGAAAGGAAAACCAAATGACTGACCAAGACCAGACCCAGCTGCCAGCTGCTACTGCCAAGATCGTCGATGAACTCCCCCAGCTGGTGGGCGCCGTGGATCGTTTCCTGATCGACCTGTCCGGTGAGCGCATCCCCTTCGTGGTGGTAGCCTTTACCGCCGGCCAGGCGCTGCACGCGACGAACATCAACCCCCCCTCGGTGGCTTTCGATGCGCTGAAAGAACTTGTGAAGAATATGGAGTAGGTCATGGGCATCCTACAAGATATTTTCTGGCGCAAGGAGCGCCGGCAGATCGAGGCATGGCTGATCCTCGAAGGGTGGGAACCAAAAACAATCTACCGTACGAGGACTAATCAAGAACATGTAATCGTACGGGAAGGGGTCTATATCCGCGACCACTATATCGAACCGCGAGAGATAAAGTACGAGAACGCGCCGGTTGTTAATGCTATGTGGAAGGCGTTCGATATTGGTGAGCTACGGCATTTTGCAGTAGTGGCGGGAAACATGGGTAATAAAAAATGAACCGCGCCCAATTCACGGCCTGGCTGATATTGGAAGGGTGGGAGTGCTGCCAATATAAAGATCCCCGCAGGATCTGGCCGCTGTTGTATAACCTGTCCACAGGTAATGCGCTGATCGGGAGCCATCCTAGTAAATACGCCAGAACATTGGAGTGGGATTCTGAGTGCCATGAATGGGGTGGTGGAGACACTTATCCGCCCTTCCCATTCGAAAAGATCCCCGCGCGCCATCTAGCAGCGATCCGCAAATGTTTGAGGCAGGAGGGGTTGCTATGAAGATGAACTACAGCCGATTCATCAATTGGTTGATTCTTGATGGCTGGGTGGCGTACCAATCGAGACAAGGTGAATATGGAATTTTCCTCCACAACGCGGATAAATGCATTCGGATTTATGGATACGCCGCTTGTCGGCATGGGGTACAGAATAGCGTTAGTATTCCATCAGCGGACCATTTTCACGTCGAGCCGTGGGATAAGGTAGGGCTGAAATGCGCGGCGTCTTTGCGGCGTACGATGCGCAAAGCGGGGTTGCTATGAACCGAGAACAGATGATCGCCTGGCTAACGCTGGAGGGGTGGGAACTCTACGAGTACTTCGATAAAAGTAGAGGCTTATGGTATCGAAGTATCAAGCGTGGGGTTGAGCGCATCGGGCAAGGTGGATCGTATTTCAATCCAACTTCCTGGGGCAGGGACGCGCAGAGAACTGAATGGTTCAGGATTCAGGACAGCACAGTAAAGGTGTTTTATGAAAAAGCCAGCCTGCTATAACCACCCGCCATTCAAGGAGAAACTCGTTGTACAGAATGGCTACTACGAACGCGAGGAACGTGGAGCCCCTGTAAGAATTCCGAAGTATGAATACGTCGACCATGTAATGACTAAATCATGCCAGTGGTCTATACTTAATAACAGCCCAGCCTGCAAAGGCTGCAAATGGAAAGCGAAAGGAAAGTAATCATGGGTAACTGGACTGAAGAAATGCGTAAAGCCGCCGGTGATCGCCTGCGCGCACGGATGGCCAACATGACCAAAGAGGAGCGCAGCGCAATGACCAAGCGCGCGGCCGCAACCCGGGCGAAGAATTACGCCGGCCCTGAACAGCGCAAAGCTCCGCGCCGTAAAGACGACGGCTCCAACCTGGATGAGCTGGCCCAGCAGATGGGTTTCACTTCAGCGCGCACCGCGCTGATCGACATGGCTGTTAAGGCCGTAGGCTTCGCTTCGGTAGAAGAAGCTGCGATGTGGGCTGTAAAAAACAAGCAGGTTCCGACAACTGGTCGTAGCGACCAAGTGTCCGCGGCGGTGGGCGTATGGGACGATGGAGGCGAAGCATGACGCGCGACCAAATGATTGCCTGGCTGACGCTGGAGGGGTATGAATCGCATTGCTGCGAGGAGTACGGCGACGTATTCCCTAGCGCGGCCGACTCGTTAACAGGGCCGGGCATATGGCGTTATCCTGATATGTACGCCTATGTACTGGCTGGGAGCAGTGTGATTGTGAACGACTCCTGTATGGAACCGGATATGCGGCGCGCCAGGAAATGCCCTACATCCTTGGATCGCCTCAGTGATAATCACCTGAAGCTCCTTTACGATGCTGCGGTTAAATATAACGGGGATGAACCGTGACGCGCGACCAAATGATTGCCTGGCTGACGATCGAGGGGTGGTCTTCGCATAAGTGCAAGTATTATGGAGATGTAACTAGCTGGGAAGGCCCTGGCATCCGATGCGATACGGGCTATTACTTTTGTCCCGTTGTTTCTGGTGAACGAATGGCTAAAGTTGCCGGTGGAGGCGATAGAAGTCCTAGTATGGACCCATCGGATTTCATGCCACTCGATCACCTCCACGATGAAGACCTGAAACTTCTTTATGAAGCTGTGGCCAATCAGGTGTCGTAAGTGCCGCCGGCGGAGGAAGTCCAGTGTGCATCCGGAGGAGTACAGGTTCGTACCGAAATGCGTCTGCGGCGCCCAATCGTGGCGGGTGGAGTTCCAAGCCAAAGATCCCCGGCCGGTATGCTATTGCGATGGACCGTCCATGCTAACCGGCCGCCCTTTCCCCCATAGGCATACGCATTGGTTGTGCGATAATCACCCACATGGCTTTTATAACCAGGCGAAAGTTCAAGGAGTTGATGATGAAGATATCCCAGTTGAGTATCGACCAAATCCGTAACATACTTACGCTTAGCGGGTGGGAGGCTGTTGGTGATCCGCAGGATTGGCAAGGGCTGAAGCGCCGTGGGGTTAATGGCATAGTATGGCGAGACTTAGCCGGCGAGAGACGATACGGGGGCAAGTATGAATGGATCGATATATACTCGCACGAGCCTTCTGAGAAAGACCGTAATCTTACTTGGCAATCCTTGTATGATATACCGGAGTCGCCGTTGCGGGGCATGTACGAGGCGCTTATTGAAGCGGGTGCCTTATGAAACCTCACACCCCCCATCTGCGCCAGAAGATCTACGAAGTCTTGAAAGCTGCGCCGCGCCCGTTAAAGCCTACAGAGATCGCTAACCAGCTGGGCGTCGAACCTTTGGAACTGGCGAACTCCCTGAGGTATATGCTCGGGGATGAAAAGTTCCCTGACTTCTGGCGCAAGCGCAATTCGCGCGGCTGGTCCTACGCCGCCAAAGTTTTTGCCGATGATTCCGCGCGGCCGCAACATGCAATTATGCAAGACCTGTGGCGTGGCTGGGGTTCGGCCGACCGCTTAGGTGACGGGCACGCTGAAGTATTTTTCGAAGGATTGCGGAGGGAATTATGAACCGTGAACAGATGATCGCTTGGCTGACGCTGGAAGGCGTAGTTTTAAATAAAGCCCCCATTATTGGTGCGGAAGGTAGCTACGTATGGGCAGCGCGGGATGGGGAAGATGAACTGCAGCGGTATATGGATAAACCCGATACATGGGACCGGTACGTAGACTACGTCTATTGCGAAAACCGGATTCCAGCTCGATTTGAAGAATTAGGCTTACACCCACTGTACCAATTATACAAGTCTATTCTCGCGGACAGAGAGCAACGTGAGGAGCGACCCTGGTGAAACTAATCACACTGGACTATGAAAGCTTTTACTCCGCCGATTACTCCCTCTCGAAGATGACCACGGAGGAGTATGTCCGTGATCCGCGTTTCGAAGCTATACTGGTGTCCATCAAAGTCGACAACGCTCCGACATATTGGGTGCCCGGGCCGGATATCAAGCGCGAACTGCAGCGGCTGGACCTGGAGCATAACGCGGTGCTTTCACACCATCGACACTTCGATGGGCTGATCGACAACTGGCACTTCGGTATCCGGCCTAAGCTCAATCTCTGCACGCTGGGTATGGCGCGCGCGCTGCATGGCGCCAACGGCCGCCTATCGCTGGAGAAACTGGCAGAACGTTATGGGCTGCCGGCGAAGGGGCATGAGGTACACAACGTCAAGGGGATGCGGCTGGCAGACTTTGACGCGGCCGGTTTGCAGCGATACGGTAATTACTCGGTACGGGACACGGATATCTGCAAACTTCTGGCCGATCGGATGCTGCCTCAATTCTCTCGGCAGGAACTGGAGATCCACGATCGGATCATACGCATGTTCACGGAACCTTGCCTGCGGCTGGACGTGCCAGTGCTGGAGCAGTACGCCAAGGACTTGGCGGAGAACAAGGCACGGCTGCTGGAGGAGGCGGGGGTTGATAAAGACTCGGTTATGTCGAACCAGAAGTTCGCCCAAGTGCTGCTGGACCTGGGCGTCGAACCGCCGATGAAGCAGTCGCCCTCCTGGCTGAAGAAACCGCCTGAGGATCGCGATCCTGCCAAGGAGTGGGTGTATGCTTTCTCCAAGACCGACAAGGCTATGCAGGAGCTACAGGAGCATGAGGACGAGCGCGTACAGGCGGTAGTGGAGGCGCGGCTGGAGAACAAGACCACGATCGCGGAGAAAGGCGCCCTGCGCCTAATCAGCATGGCGGGTCGTGGGCCGGCGACGGTGTATCTGAAATATTCAGGAGCATCTGGTACACACCGGCTTTCGGGTGGTGATAAGTTCAACTGGCAGTCCATGAAACGGGGCTCCCCGCTGCGGGATGCCGTGGTAGCAGAGCAAGGCGAAGTGTGCGCGGTAGGGGACTCATCGAACATTGAGGCGAGGATTACAGACTGGCTCGCCGGACAGGATGACATGGTGGAGGTGTACCGAAAGGCTGACCGAAAGGAAGGTCCGGATGTATACTGTGTCATGGCTAGCAGAATCTATAAGCGGCCAGTGTTCAAGGATGATCATCCGATGGAACGCCAGATGGGTAAGGTAGCCAAGCTGGGGCTGGGCTTCGGGATGGGGCATGAGAAATTCGTGTCGGCCGTTCGGTCCCAAGCGAAAGACGCGAACAAGAAGCCACTGGTGATCACCCTCGATTTCTCCAAGGAGGTTGTGGGGATTTATCGGGATGCACACACCCAGGTCCAGAAGCTCTGGAAGCGCGGCGGGGACGCCCTGCGCGCCATTGCCGAAGGCCGCTGTGGAGTGGATGTGGACTATCGGGGGATCGTCAAGACCTGCAAGGACGGGCTGCAGATGCCCGGCGGCATGAAGATCCTGTTCCCTGACCTGCAGTTCAAGAAGGCAGCGCAAGGGTGGGGTGGAGAGTGGACGTTCTGGAACGGGAAGGAACGGGAGAAGATTTACGGCGCCAAGCTGATCGAGAATATTGTTCAGTGTTTGGCAAGGATTATTGTTTTTGAGCAATGCCGCAAAACTGCGCAGGAGTGTAGGGATATTGCCAAATGGGTGCATTCGGTGCATGATGAGGGGGTTTTCGTGACGAAACTATTCTACGCCCCCTACGTGCTGGAGAAGCTTTTGTCGAACATGCGGATTCCCCCGGACTGGGCTCCGGATCTTCCGCTTAACAGTGAAGGGGGTTTCCATGAGCGATATGGGAAAGCTAAGTCCTGAGCAAATGGTAGCGTGGTTGATTTTGGAGGGGTGGGCGCCTTGGGTGCACCCGGCAACCGAAGCGCGCCACGTATATTACGGTGTGCGTTGCAATGACAAGTATGTATTTGGTCGCCGTCCTAACCGAGATCATGATGGAGGGCATGGCAGGGGTGCCAGAAACCCCACTTTCGCGCTTATAGAGCGAGACTGCGATTGGGGTGATATACCTCATAAGGATATGGAAGAAATCTACAACGAGGTGATCCGTGGATTCTATTGATAACCTGGACGACATGTCCAAAGATGAACTGCTGGCACTATGCGTGCAGCTGTACGAAGATGCGCGGAAGAAGATCGCGGCTGGCGAAGGTACGCCGGAACTGGAAGCCGCGGCCGAGTATGCCCGGCGCTCCATAGAAGAAGCTGTGGAGACCGCTAAAGGAGACGCCAGTGTTCACTGATATCGTGACTGTAGTAGCGCTAGGCGCATCGACCATCTGTTGCGGCCTACCTTTGGCCGGCATGTACATCATCTATAAGGGGCTGACGAAATGAAATGGTTTTTGAAATCGACCAAGCATGAAGGACTGAAATTCGAGATTCTGCACCTGGACAAAGAGACCAAGCGCGCCAAGCTGCAAGGCGGCACCGGCGTACCGTTCGAGGTGCAGTTGTCCTCGGATAACCTGGCCAAGTACGGCTATACGGTGATCAAGGTGGAAGATCATGAAATTCCTTAGAAAATGTGACTGCGGCGGCGAGCCCGACCTGGTGCACAGCTTCTCGGTATTTTTCGTCGAGTGCATCGAATGCGGGGCATCCACCAAGAGCTTCCCGGTCAGCACCAAGGTAAACGGCGCCTGGCCTAAAGACGCGGCCGCGCAAGCATGGAACGATCGGGTACTGGAGGATGTATGACCCCCGAACAGGAACGCAACTATTGGATCCTCGAGGGGTATCCGCTGATGCCGGAGTGGATTGAGTTTTGCCGTGGTTATGAGGGTCTCGATATGCGCAAAATGGCCTCCGGGCATACCCTAGGCGAACTGGTGAGTACATGGCTTGAGCATACGGGCGAGAAAATTTCTGACTGCGGGGGGCGCTTCGATATAGTCAACGATAATAGCGGAAAATTTTTCTTGTCATACACAACCGCCAATGGCACCCGCTACAATTGGAACACAGGAGAAGACCATGCCATCAAGTAAAAATTATGTTCGTGACATCGCTCAGGAAACCAAGACCTCCAACGCCCGCGGTGAGAAACCCAAGCGCGCAGCACGTAACCGTGCCAGGCGCATCATGATGAAAGAGGGTCTTGTGAAAGTTGGCGACGGCAAAGATGTCGACCACAAGAAGCCCTTGGTCAAAGGTGGCGCCATGACCGAGCGCAGCAACCTGCGGGTGAAAACTGAGCATGCCAACCGCAGCTTCCCGAGGAAGAAGGATGGGGGGATGAAATGAGGCGTTATTCGCGTACGGCATTCGGGCTGGCGTTCGCTTTTATGGCGGGCGCTATTCTCGGGCTCGGTTTCATAGGGGCTACGCTTATCCTGATGGAGATTTCGAAATGACTGACGAACAATTTGCTAACTGGCTAAAGCTAGAGACGGGCATGGACGGCTGGGAGTTCTGTCTCCGCGAAACAGATGCCTCCTGGCTGCGCTCCAAGCTCGGAAACCGCTACTGTGTATCTATGCGTCATCCGGATTGGGTGGTCTATGATTCGGTAGGCTTGAAGCCGCGTATCTCGCCGGCGCGCCACCTTGGTAATGACGTACCTGGCGGATGGACAGTTATCCACCACAGTGAAGTCCCTGAACGCCAGATCCAGAAGCTGGTGAAGATGATTAAGGAGGGGATGAAATGACCCGCGAACAGATGATTGCCTGGTTGACGCTAGAGGGGTGGGTTCCGACCTCTGACGGCGACATGCGACGCGAAGGGACAAACCTTGTGGCGGACACGCACAGTGACGATCCATGGTGTTACGACGATGGTGGAGGGTGCTTTGGATCTTTTGGTAGCGCTTCGTATCACGCGGGCGAAAACGATGTTAGTTGGGATGAATATTTGGATGCGTTCGGTCACCATTACGTAGCCGCGATTTACCGCTGCGTGAGTGGGGCAAAAGAATGACCCGCCCACTTCCATGGTCACACTCCTCCCTCGAAGCCGTCGAGACCTGCCCCCGCCAGTATGAGGAAATAAAAGTCCTGCGGAACTTTCAGGATAAAAAGAACGCGGCCTCGGTGTGGGGGGATAACTTCCACAAGCACGCGGAAACCTATCTGAACGGCGGCGTGCTGCACTTCGATATCTGGGCGTACAAAGACTACCTCGACAAGTTCAAGAGCCGCAAGGGTAAGCTGCTGGTGGAGCAGCAGTACGCACTAGACAGCAAGCTGCAGCCCTGCGAGTTCCTGGGCGAGAACGTATGGGGTCGGGGGATCATAGACGTGCTGACGCTGGATGGTAAGGTGGCGTGGATCGATGACCATAAGACCGGGAAGAACCGCAAGAAGAACTTGCAGCAGCTGATCATCTTCGCCTTGCTGGTGTTTTATCACCATCCGGAGATCCAGACCTGCCATTGCGCTTTCCACTGGACGCAGCATGACTTCGCGCAGGACAAAGAGACGTTCACCCGCGCGCAGATCCCTGAGCTGTGGGCCTTCCTGCTGCCGAAGCTAAAGCGCTACAAGGGTTACTTCGATATGGGGGTCTTCCCTCCGAAGAAGTCCGGACTGTGCGGGAAGTTCTGCGCGGTGACGAGTTGCGAATATCACGGAGGGTAAGATGGCCAACAACTGGCACTATATGCTTTGTTTCATGACCCGCGAGCAACAGGAGAACACATTGGCCCTCGACGGGTGGGTTCCATTCAAGCGATACCAGGCGCGGCAGTTAATGAACGGCAAATGGCGCACCACCGGGCATCCAGTGGTATTGACAAGTATGGCCATAAACGAGAAGAAAGCTCCGGTAGAACCTCTGGACTGGAGCGCGATACCTGACCCATGGTTCCGAAAGCTATTCGCTGCCGTATACCGCGAAGAAAGGAAATGGAGGTGACGTATGAACCGTGAACAGATGATCGCTTGGCTGACGCTGGAGGGGTGGGTGCCAATTCGCATAGCCTCCGGTAGTAGACCCGCCCATTGGATCGAGCACCCGGACTGGGGTACTGTATACTGCTATCTATGCGACGACGAGCCGGACTTGGTCACAGATAGCGCCCTTGGGTGGTGGCATACGTCGCCATCTAACTCCAGTAACACGTATGTACTGGAGGATTGGAGTACGTTCCCCGCTGGGCATATCGCCTTGCTGTACGAAGAAGTGCAGGAGAAGGCGCCCCATGCCAACGCCCGAGTCTAAGGTCAAGGAGGCGGTAAAAAAACTCCTCAAGAAGTTCGGAGTCTATTACCACATGCCAGTGCAGGCGGCGTTCGGTAAGCCTTCGCTTGACTTTATTTGCAGTTACAAAGGATACTTTATAGCAATTGAAACTAAGGCTGGGAATAAACAGCCGACCGCGAGGCAAGAAATCACCATGAATGAAATCCGGGCCGCCGGGGGTTTCGTCTTTCTTGTCAACGAAATGCAGGGACTGGCGGAGTTGAAAGCGTATCTGGAGGCGATGTCATGGGAGTAGTTATTGGTCTGTTGCTTGGTATCCCAGTGGGATCAGCCGCAATGTATCTAGCCTTGAAACTGAAAGAGATGGAGAGCAAAAATGGACAACAAAATTGACCCAAAACTGACCGCGGCTAAGGTGTACCCGATCGACCAGATCGCGGAGAGCTACGATGAGGAAGCCTATCCCGAAGGCGAACCTGAAATCAACCCTATGTCGTTCTATGAACGCGTTGCTGGTGTAGTAGCAGGTGCTGCGGTATTTGCCTGTCTGGCATATGCGTTCTTCCACTGATGGACCTCGACGAAGCCTTGGCCTTGGCTGACGAAGCTGAGGCCAACGGCCACCTTAACAAATTCCCCCGCGCCTGTATTGCTCTGGCGCGGGAAATCAGACGCCTAAAGGACCAACATGCTGGTGCATACACCGAGCAAATCGCTGCTACTGCGCCTCCGGCCGGAGAAACTGCAGACGCTTAAGACGCTGTTCCCGCAACACACCCGAGATATCAACCACGAAGGCCACAATCTTGCGGTTCCCCATAACCTCAAGATGGTCAAGGTACTCAACAACATGGGTATCAAGGCGCCTGGTCCGATTCGTAACTATTACAACTGGCCGCGGCCGGCCCGCTTCGATAAGGTCTTCGACCACCAGACGGCGACTGCGGATTTTTTGACTCTGCACAATCGATGCTTCGTATTGAACGAGATGGGGACATCCAAAACGGCCAGCATCCTTTGGGCGGCGGACTACCTGATGCATGCCGGCGCGATCAAGCGTGCGCTGATTGTATCCCCGTTATCAACCCTGGAGCCGGTATGGCGGAACGAGATCTTCGACGTGTGCATGCATCGTAGCGCAGTGATCCTGCACGGTAGCGCCGAGAAACGCAAGGATCTGCTGGCAAAGGAGGTGGACTTCTATATCATCAACCACGACGGCCTGAAGGTGATCGAGGGCGAGCTCCTGAAGCGCAAGGATATCGACCTGGTGATCGTAGATGAGGCCGCATCATATCGTAATGGACAGACTTCCCGTTACGCCGTACTGAAACGTGTTGCTGAGAAGCGCAAGCTATGGCTGGCTACGGGTGCCCCATGCCCGAATGCGCCGACCGATGCGTGGGCCTTGGCCCGACTGGTGGATCCTTCGAAAGTGCCGGACTATTTCACCAGCTTCAAGAAGCTGACCATGAATCAAGTATCGACCTACAAGTGGGTGCCCAAGCCGGGCTCGCATGAGACAGCATTCAAGGCGCTGCAGCCAGCCATCAGGTTCAAGAAGTCCGATTGTCTACAGCTGCCACCAGTGACATACCTGAATCGCCAGTGCGAACTGACGCCTGAACAGACCAAGGCGTACACGGAAATGAAGAACTATCTGGTGGCTCAGTCGCAGACTGGTGAGCAGATCACAGCGGTGAACGCAGCGGATAAGATCGGTAAGCTCCGGCAAATCCTCTGCGGCGCCGTGAAGAACCCGGACACCGAGGAGTACATGGTGCTACCACATGGCCCACGCCTGAACGTTTTGCTGGAAGCTATCGAGCAAGCCGCCGCCAAGACGTTGGTGATCGTTCCATTTAAAGGCATCGTGCACGAACTGAAGAAAGAAGTGCAGGAGTACCACGACAAGGCCGGCGATGGTAAGTATTGCGAGATCGTGAATGGCGATGTATCGGTGGCCGAGCGCAACCGGATCTTCCAAGCATTCCGTGATGATCCGAACCTGAACGAACTGATCTGCCACCCGAAGGTGATGGCCCACGGCCTGACGTTGACCCAGGCCGACATGCTGGTGTTCTACGCGCCGATCTATTCCAGCGACGAAACCGGCCAGGTGATGGACCGTATCAACCGGCCAGGGCAGACGAAGAACATGACCATTCTGCGGATATATGCCAACGAGCTGGAGAAGGCGATCTACAAGATGGTGCAAGACCGGCGCGACTCGCAGGAGTCGATCCTTGAACTTTATAGGAAGGAGATGGGGAAATGATGGACCAATTACGCGGAGTTATGCGGAGGCAGAATTTGCTATCCCAAGCCGCGGCGGTCATGCGAGAACAGATGAAATTCTTGACCAAAAGCACGCCGTAGAGTAAGATAGTAACAAATAAAAGAAAGGAGTCCCTCATGAGTACCGAAGCTCTGCTTGCAGAGATCCCCAACTTGCCCGTTGAAAAACTGGTCAAGTTGTTTGTAAAAACCCGCGAAGCCAAGGCCACCTTGACCCGCGAGTACGACGTCAAAGAAGCCGAACTCAAAGGCATCATGGAAGCATGCGAGAACATGATGCTGAAGAAAGCCGACGAGACCGGCGTCGAAGGTTTCAAGACGCCCTACGGTACGACGTTCACCGCAGTGGAAACGAAGATCACGATCGCCGATCACAAGGCTTTCCAAGACTTCGTGCTGACGCAGAATGACTTGGAGTTTTTCCAAGCGCGCGTTGCGCAGAAGCGCGTCGAGGAGTACATGAAGCAGCACGAAAGCGACACCCCGCCTCCTGGGCTTAACCTGTACCGTAACCGCGTGATGCGAGTGAGGAAAGCATGAACAAACTTTGGAACTGCTACGTGGAGTGGGTGGGATCTCTTAGCCCCCTCCAATACCTGGTGCTGTTACTGACGTCTCCTGTTATCGGCGTCGCTTTTGCGTGGGTGATCCTGCGCGCATGGGTGTCCATCAATGGCTGACTTCTGCAGGCAATGCAGCATCGATCTGTTCGGCGATGATTACCGCGACCTGGCGGATCTCAGCTGGCCGTCCGATACCCGGATGGGGAACTACGCGCCAGCACTCTGCGAAGGGTGCGGCGTTACGATTGTCGACCACGAAGGCAAATGCGTTTCGGAGCATTGTCTGAAACAACACGGAAAGGAAAGCAAATGAACGACCCATTCGGTTTTAAAATTATGTCTCTCGACGAAATTACCGGCCTGCTGAACGACTGCGACGAAGCAGGGCAAGGTGTGGACGAGGTGTTCGGCGATGCCGCAGCCAGTGTCGCCCTGGCGCGCGAATTGGTATCCCGTCTGGAGGACCAATCATGAACGACGTCGTAGACATGGAAGCGCTGATGCGAGAAACCGCAGAATCTACAACCCCCATCGGCGAAAGCGATGCGCCTGCAGCATGCATGGTGGATCTCGAGACACTGGGTACTGACCCCTACAGCCCGATTCTTTCGATCGGCGCCGTGCGCTTCCGCTTTGACGACAAGCCTATCCACCCGGACGACATTTTCTACCAGGTCATTACGCTGGAGTCCTGCATGGAGCTTGGCCTGCGCCCGAGTGCGTCAACCATCAAGTGGTGGATGGAGCAGAGCGAAGAAGCCCGCGCAGTGTTCAAGGACGAGACCGCAGTATCTCTGCCTAATGCCTTGGATGAATTTACCAACTGGTGGGGTAGCCGGCCGGATGACATCTGGGGCAACTCGATCAGCTTCGACGGCGGTATCCTGAAGGACGCGTATCGGATGTGTAAGAAAGAGGCGCCATGGGCGTTCTGGCGGGAGCGCTGCTACCGCACTATGAAATCCTTGCCGCTTGTGCAAGATGTACCTTTAATCCGCAGTGGTACGCACCACAACGCGCTGGATGACGCTATCGACCAGATGGCCCACCTGCGCGCGATTTACAAAAAGCTTGGCCTGGCTTAACGCCAGTGATATTATCAATCCCCTCACTTTAGGAAACGGAACATGCCCAACGACATCATTCCATTCGCCGCCGGCGGCGAAGTACCAGCCCACCTCCAAAATTTGTTCGGCGACGATTCGAACATCGCACCCCGCAGTACCATCAACCAGCTGTCCTACCGCGGTAAAGTTTGGCGCCGCGTCGTAGATGGCGAAGAAACAACTATGACCAAGATCGACAGCGACGGCGAGAAGGTGCCAATGCAAGTCGTGTCTGTCATCGTGCTGGATCACAACAAAGGCCGTTCGCGTTCCTATTACGAAGGCAGTTACGAAGAAGGCAAGAACCAGGCGCCAGCATGCTACTCGGCCGACGGCAAGACCCCGGATGCTAGCGTGGAGAACCCGCAAGCATCCTCCTGCGATACCTGCCCGCATTCGGTGAAGGGTTCCAAGATCACCGAGTCCGGCAAACAGTCCACTGCATGCTCGCCATTCAAGCGCATTGCCATCGTGCCGGCTGGCAAAGCTGCTGCCACCCATGTGCCCCTGCTGCTGCGCCTGGCCCAGACTTCCATCTGGGATAAGGACAATGCCGAGAACGAAGCACAGAACTGGTTCGCTTGGGATCAGTACCTGGACTTCCTGCGCGCTCGCGGCGCCAAGCACACTGCAGCTGTTGTGACGAAAGTCAAGTTCGATGCATCCAAGGCATACCCTAAGCTGTTGTTCAGCGCCGGTGCCTGGGCCTCCGCTGAAGAAGCTGCCGCAGCTAAGCAGCGATTGGCTTCCGACAAAGAGGTTATTGAGAAGATCCTGTCGGGAGGCGGTAGCGATGGTGTAGCGGGCGCGGCACCGGCGGTAGCTGAGGAGAGCGACGACACCGAAGCCCAAGCGGCGGTCAAGGAAGCGCTGGCCAAGGCCGAAGCTGAGAAGGCTGCGAAAGCTGCGGCAGCGGAAAAAGCCCGCAAAGCCGCTGAAGCCAAGGCCGCGAAAGAAGCCGCTGAAGCCAAGGCTGCGGAAGCAGCAGCGAGTGCCGGCGACGATGACTGGGGTGATGAAGCACCTGCACCTGCACCTGCGCCAGCGGCGGCGAAACCTAAAGCCGAGGCCAAGCCTAAAGCTGAATCGAAGCCAAAGGCCGAAGCTAAACCCGCAGTGGTGACCGAGACCCCATCGGAAATCTCCGAACTGCTGGCTGGCTGGGACGACTAAGATCCCAAGGGGCGTGAAGCCGGGCTTAAAGCTCAATCTCCGCGCCCCTACTACCCCTCACCCTATAACAACCTGGAGAGATCATGGGACGCATTATTACCCAAGACAAAATGAACGCCATGCACGCCGCCATCGAGGCGGATAAGAACGCCCTTGGCCCAACCCTGGGCGTCATGCTGATCAAAGGCAATGTGCCAGTGGAGGCCGCAGCTGCCATCCTGTCCGTGTCCGAACCGACTATCTACCGCTGGATGTACGGCGAGTCGACCCCGCGCGATCCGGACAAGGTAGTGAAGCTGAAGAATTTCCTGGTACTGATGCGCCGCATGAAGAAAGAGAAGGATTTGCCGCTGGAAGGTACGACTACCGCCCGCGTCAAGACTTTCGCGCAGTTGGTGAAAAAACATCATGTAGCCCGCCAAGCCGCTTAACCTCCACCGGGCATGCCCATGAACGCACAAGAATTTCTTGAGTTGCTGCTGCCCAGTACCGGTATCATATGCATCGCTTCGCCCATCCCCAGCGGGGGATGGGATAACCGGCAATATCAGAGTATCCCTCAAGCTGTTGCCCGGGTGAACTGGATCACATTCGCTGGGCAGCCGGCGTATTTTGCCACGGCCACCTTCGCAGAGGATAAAGTATGGGACCATTCGGCGAACAACGGTGAAGGTAAGTGGCGCTTCCGTACTCAGGCTAATGCGCAGTACATCAAAACATTCTTCCTCGATCTCGACGTGGATCCGGAAGACCCCAAAAAATTCAACTCCAAAGCCGACGCCCTCGTCCAGCTGAAAGCCTTCGTATCCAAAGTAGGACTGCCCCCACCAATGATCGTCGACAGCGGGGGCGGTATCCATGCCTACTGGCCATTGTTCGCAGCGGTGGATACGGTGACCTGGCGTCCGGTAGCCGACAAACTGAAAGCGATTTGCATTCATGAAGAATTTAAAGCTGATCGATCTCTCACTTCTGACCAGGCGCGAGTATTGCGTTGCCTTGGTGGCTTTAACATCCGCCGTATGGCTCCAGTGGTATTGGTTACACGAGGCGGTGGACCTTACCAATTCTCCGACATCGCGGGAATTCTCGATCAGTATGGCGATGATATCGGCTGTACTGTGCGTTCTAGTGCTATACAAAATTGCGGCGGCGCATTGTCGGCCAACGCCTATTTCGAAGACAACCTCGGAGCCACCAATGATCCGGGAAACTTCGACCGTATCGTCTATCACTGCGGACAGCTTGCGGCGCAAGTCGCGGTACTTGGAAAGGGTACGGGTGAGGTCCTATGGCGTTCCGCATTGGGCGTTGCCAAATTCTGCGACAGCGCGGAGAAAGCTTATCGCGCTCTGTCCGAAGGCCACGATGGATACTCTTGGGCGGCCACTCTCCAAAAGGTCGACGGCTGGCATACTGGCCCAGCTACATGCGTCAGCTTCGAAACGGAAAACCCTGAAGGCTGCCAAGGCTGCCCTCATCGCGGCCAAATAAAATCGCCTATCCTCCTAGGGCGTGACCGTAGTGATGCTCCTACGCCGATGGCGCCGATCCAGCTGCTGAATGACCTGGGCGAAGCCGAGGAGATTTTCATCGCGCCACGGCCACAGGGTTATCATCTGAAGGGCGGTAAGATTGTGCAGGAAACTGAGGCGGATGATGACGGCGTACTGGCATTCGTAGATGTCTGCCCCTACGACCTGTACCCGATCCGCATTATGCGCCAGTCCGGGCTAGATATCCTGGTTGAAGAACGGTCCATGTGGCGCGCGCATCTGCCGCGCCTTGGCCCTACTGATATGGAAGTGCCCCAGTCCCTGATCTCTGACCACCGCAAGCTGTACGCCTACCTAATGCAGAAAGGGGTGTACATGACCGATGATAACGCCAAGTCAACACAACGCTATATGAGCTTCTACCTACAAAGCCTCGCGGAAGCAGCCGACCGTGACAAGCTGTACGAAAGGCTGGGCTGGCACGACGATCGGAAGTCCTTCGTGCTGGGGAACAAGGTCATTGGTGCCGACGGCAAGATGCGCCAGGTCAACCCATCCAAGACGGTGCGCGCGGTAACGAAAGACGGTGTAACGGCGGCCGGCAGCGCACAGGGGTGGAAAGACGCCATGGCCTTCTACAACAAGCCAGGTTACGAGGGCACCCGGTTCTTTATCTACGCCGCGCTGGGCGCCCCGTTGTTCCATATGAATGACACCGGCAACAAGGGTGTGTTGATCACGGCATCGGGCGAATCCGGTCGCGGTAAGACTACGGCGTTGAAAGCCTGTGCTTCCCTGTGGGGCCGGCCGGAGAACCTGATCCTGAACGGTAACCGCGAAGGGTCAACCATCAACGCGCTATACGAAACCCTGGGTTGCTACCATTCCCTGCCGTTTATGTGGGATGAGATCACCGAACGCGACCCAGAGGAGATTCGCCGTTTCCTGCTGAACATCAGCCAGGGTCGCGGCAAGGATCGCATGAAGGGTTCCGAACACGTGGGCAAGACCGTGACCTGGGAGACCATCGTTCTGGCATCGGCTAACACCGATGACATCAGCCGTATCCTGTCCTCCGGCCGCGATGTGAGCCCGCACCTGATGCGTATGATCGGCGTACCATTCAGCCTGGTTAATGCCAGCCCTGAGGCGAAGATAGAGGCGGATAACTTCCTACGTTCGCTGAACCAGAATTATGGCCATGCTGGTCCGCTGATGATGAAGTTTGTCGTACAGAATTACGAGAAGGTGGCGAAGGGGTATATCAAGAACGTAGCGATGGTCGACCGTCTCCTCAATTCCCGGGATGCTTCCGCGGAGCGCTATTGGTCAGCCGCCATTGCTGCAGCCTACACTGGGGCACAGATCGCCAAATCTCTGGGACTGCTGGACTACCCTATCGAGGAAGATCTCAAATGGATGGTGGCCCACCTCTCCGGCCAACGCGAGACGATCCAAGATACCGTGTCCGATCCGCTGGATGTGTTGGTGGAATTCCTCGAGACCCATATCGGCAACACCTTGGTGGTCTCCGCCAAGAACTCCTCGAACCTGGACTGCACAGTGGTCAAGCCATACCACGCGCTGCTTATCCGCCATGAAATGGACGCTGATCGTATCTACATCGCCCGCCAGGCGATTCTGGACTTCTGCGGGGAGCACAAGATGCCGTTCCGCCGCATGGAGCAGACGCTCGAAGGCATGGGGGTTATCGTCAGCCGCGCCAAGCAGAAGGTACTGGGCGCCGATACCGCCTACGCCAAAGGCCAAACTCGCTGTTGGGAAATCGATGCTGAAAAACTCGGCGTTCCGTCGCCGGCCGTTCCACCCCAACCACTCGAATCGGCCAAAGTGGTGAGCATCAAAAAGGGTAAGGCCGCATAACTAGGGAGTAGTGCTATGATGAACGTCATTGGTTTGTTGGTTATCCTGCTGTCGGACCCGAAAGACGATAAGGTCGTGTTCGGGGTGGTCCATGAGTTCAAGAGCCAGTCTGATTGCGTGAAGTTCCTGCGCGATGCGGATTTGCCAGGTAAGGAGCGCCTGGTCTGCATGGCTGTTGTGAAGCCTTTGGAGACCTGATATGCCACGTGACACGTTCAAAGCGTGGGGCGAAAAACCGGACAGCCTGAAATCCCGGATGTATAAGGATATCCTTGCATCCTTGGCTGTCCGGCCAATGACTATCCACGAACTGGCGGAAGCATTGCCTTACTCCGCGGCGCGAATTACGCAGGCATGCCAGGTCATGCTGGTAGTTGGGGATGCTCATGTCGGGGATCATACCGTAGGAGTTGCGGGCGTCAAGGTCCGGCGCTTCTATCCAGGCCCAGGCAAGAGCGAAGGCCCATTACGAAAAAGCAGGAAGCACGATAGGCCGCTGCTTCCTGCCAAGATTTTAGGCGCCTTGACCGGGCCAATGACAGTACAGGACGTAATGGCCAAAGTATTCTACACCCGCGCGGCGGTGCAATTTAACCTGCAGCTGCTATGCGCTGCAGGTAAGGTCCGGGTATGCGATCGCATTACCCAGGTAGGTGGGACTACTCTTATCTATTCACTGGCAGCGTAGTTCTAATGCGTGGTAGGCATCGAGGAGGTCGTTGTAGTCCCGCACGTTTTGCCCAATACCGGCGGCGATGCCGAGAATATCTGAAGCAACTTCTGGCACAACGACTGATCCTTCTTCTGGCTCAACTCGGCCGGCAGTGGGGTCAGCCGGGGTTTTACTGGGCTGGTGTACGGTTGCGATGCGCAGGCGCTCAGCGCCAGAACGCACATCGCGCTGCAGCTGCGCAATAGTTTTTTCATGTTCCTTGTTCTCCTTAACTCGTTGCTCGTCGATCTTACGTAGCGCCGCCGCCTGGTCAGCATCCTTCTTCTCGGCCAGCACCTTATCTTTCTCCTTCTGCGCGGCCTCCAGTGCAATCTGGCTGTCTACGCCCTTCTGAATCAGCCGATTATCTCGCTCGTGGCACGCCGCTACAAGACCGGCGATGACGATGCCGGCCGCCAGGATTTTCAAAAGTCCCAAGTCCATATCTCCTCCTACTCCAACATCCCTACGTCAACGCGGTGGCGCTCCACTTCGCCGTGGTCCTTATGATGCACGATACACACCATATCCCGGCCGGCACGATACCCATAGCCATTCGCATAGCTGTCTTTCGCCGCCAAGGTACGGAAGGATTCGCACATCAGGCCAGGCAACTCCGTTACATTCTGCGAGTGAACGTGCCCAGTGTAAAAATATCGATGGGTGGTGGCGCCCCAGTCCTTCGCACGATCTGCCGCCATGATGCCGCCCAGCTGGCCATGCTTCACCTTATCGCCGTGGGTGGCGCCGATCAACACCTTACCGAAGCGATAGTACCAGAAGGGGGACGGGTGGAGGTCCACTTCCACGCGCTTATCATTGGCGAAGAAAGCCTGCAGTGTGAAGGCCAATGCCCAGATCGCTTCCGGGTCATGGTTACCTTGCACGCACCTAACAACAACTTTGGAGTATTTCTGCAACGCGCGCTGGACGGCGTGGCGGTACGTCTCGATCCCCACTTGCAGAACTTTCACATATCGGCTATCCACGTCCAGCTGATGCTTGGACTTAGGCGTAGCGTTGCTCTGATCGTTCATGTGGAACACATCGCCTAGCAGGAGGATGATGCAGGTATCGGTGGCCGGCGCCGACTGCATAAGACGGTCGACTGCGCCCAAGGTCATGGCCCGAGCGATCTTCAGATCAAAGGCATCGCCGCATTCTTCCTGCCACACCTGAAGCCCGATGTGCGGGTCGCCGATCGGGAATACCGCCAGCAGGTCTCTGGAAACGGAGCGCGGGGCCTTCGAAATCGGAGCCAGGCCGCGGACATCTTCCGCCAAGATCTTGATCATTTCCCTGACTTGCTCTAGCTGACGTTCCGCGTCGGGGCTCTGGCGTTCCCAGGTGCGCTCCACTTCACCGGACGGACCACGTTGCACGGTGACCTTACCCATGGAGAAGCCGGGGGCGGTGCCGCTCTCGAAGTGGCCAGGCGCGTATCCATTTTTCGCTGCCCTGGCTTTCAGTTTGGCGAGCGCATCCTGCACGGACGCCTGTGCTACACCTAGCGCGCGGGCGGCTGCCCTAATGCCTCTATGTTCGGTTACGGCGTCGATGTATTGCTTTTCTCGTTCTGTTGCCCATTCCTTCAGCTTCGGGTCTATCTCAATCATGATTTACTCCCTAGACTCATTGTTTGGACTTCTGGACTCGTGGCTGGGTCATGCTTGGCCGCGATCTTGATTGCCGCTGCAGGCTTGGCACCCATCTCTAAAGCACCTGTTGCGTAGGCCGCGCCAGTGCCGATTGCATAGAACTCATCCTCAATTGGCACGCCTACTAGGCCGGATCCCCACCAGAGGATTTCTCCTTTTGGTGTAAGCTCTAGCGCTTCGAATGTGGAGTCCAGCAGGATAGGCTTGTCACCTGGTTTGCGGCGCCAGGCGATGAACTGCATGGCATGCTCGAGATTGCCGCATACACCATAGATCGAGCCACGGATTTTGAAGATTTTAGTGACGGAGAAAGAGGCGCTGCCGTCGAAGGTAGCCCGCTTGTCGGCTACCATCATGCTTCGATTACATACGACTGTTGTCATGTTGAGGCCCCTAAAAAGACGGCGACCTAAGCCGCCGTTAAAGTACCGCCCCTCAACTTCTTACTCGGAGTCAGCTACGGCAGTCTGCCCGTCTGCCGGTTCGGCCGAAGCGGGTTCTGGTACAGGAGGAATTGCGTTTTTAATCCAATCCGGGTGATCTTCCTCGGGAATGCTTGGGGCAGGATCATCAACGCCCGCCTCATCAGTAACACGGTGCTCGACATGCTGCATGAACAGATCCAAGGCGGTATAGCCACTGATGGCGCCGGCGGCGATCTGGTTTTTCAGTTCCTGGATTTTTTCATAGAGGGACATGATTATTTCCTTATCGGTTAATTTCTTCCCGGTTGTACACGGGAGGTTCGTCTTGTGGTGCAACTCCTTGATTGTACTGCGAATAATTGTTACGAGTAAATTTATTTGTCAGGGCGGGAGCAACCCATGACGCGAGGAAAAGGCCAAGATATCCTTCTGTCATCTTTCCAGTCGCAAGCAGATAGGTCATCATCCAGGTGCTGAACATGAATGAGCCCATCATCACCACAGCCGAACGGGAGATTTTCCCATCCTCGCCCAGCAGAAGATCATCCAGATGGATTTTGGAATCCCGCGCGCGAGAACGGCGGAACAGGGACAGCATGACCCATACTGCCCCAACCCCGAGCAGCAGGTACATGAAGTTGACGGCGGTGACGTATTTCATTCTCCGAGGTCTTTCTTCAACATGTTGTACAGATTCAGCCGATGCGCAAACCCGATGGCATCGCCGATGGCGGTAGTCTTATGACCGCGGTTGATCATATCGCACACACCATCGAAATCGTCCTCGTCGGCGTAGTGGTTGATGTTGTTCAGGTCCCAGAACCAGCCGGCGGAGCGGCACGCGCCTTCCGGGGTACGGATCCACTGCGGAACGCCATCGATATACATACCAAAATAATTGGCCAGAGCTTGGTAGTTATCGCGGAAGGTGATCTGCATCAGACCGGCGCCGCGGAAGCGCCAACCATCGCCGCTCAGCTCGCTGCCGTTACCCATGCGATTGGCGTACACCTTGTTGGCGATTTTCTGCGGCTGGCGGTTATAGGGTGCCGCATCAGTCAAGGTAGGGAACCGCGATGGCCAGGTCTTGCACAAACCATCAGCACTATAGTTCAAGTTCTCCTCCAGCCGGCGGAATCCTTGCGACTCGTGAATCACGTTGGCCAGGAACGCTGCCTCGCGGCGCGGGGTCACGATATTGAATTCGTCCATCGCGCGCACCAGCTCATCGTAGAAGGCATCAGCCTCCGATTCCAGTACATACTCCTTCAGTACGTCGATATCCATCACTTACCCCGGCGTTCCAGATTGTCCACGCGAAGGCCCAGAGCATCCGTGGCGCGCTGCATATCGAAGACACGCACAACCAGCTGGTCATATTTCGCGTCGCGTTCTTTCATCTGCTGCTTGAGGTCGGCGTTAGACGCCAGTACGGCGTCCATCTTAAGAGTCAGGGAATCGACCTGGCGATTAAAATTGATCGCGACAAACGCCGCGGAGGATACGATGGCCGCTGTGGTGGAGATCAGCCACATGAGGGAGATTTTCACATCGATGATGCGTTTCGGTTCTTCTTGCGGCCGTACCATATCGTTCTCCTTAAGTAGTTACGAGGATATCATCCTCGGCGTGTATAGCCAGTATCTGCTGTGGCTCCTGGGATGCAAATACCTGGTCTTCATCTGCGGCCGACAACGAATTCCAGCGGCTGCGGTCCGTTATTGCCTCCACCTGCCATTTCGCATGCGTCCTAATCGACGATCCTTGCTTCGCCAGCGCGCCAGTCGACCCCATCACTTGGCTCAACAGCGCAGTAAGCGGGGTACTGACAACAAGTTGCCCGGTCATGGCGGTGGTCATGGAACCGGAAGCACTGGCGGACGTAATTGGCGCCGCAGCCGCGTTGGCACTGGTGACCTGGTTCGCAGTCACCGTGGAGTTCATGCTGATGCCGGCCGTGGAACTTGCGGTGGTGACCTGGTTCTCAGTTACAGCTACCAGTAACAGATTCCCGAGGGAACCCATTTCAGCCGTGACTTGGCTCGCGGAGCCAACGAGATCCGAGCTTATAACTGCGGTAGCAGTGGCCGACGTAATTATCGATGCTCCAATTGTGGAGCCCATGCTGATATTGACGGCGGATGCCGCGGTTGTGACCTGGTTTGTGGTCACTGTGGCGTCCATGCTAACGCCGGCAGTAGCTGTAGCGCTAGTAACCTGATTGGTGGTTATGTCTGTCGTTATGTTGGTAGCCGCGGCGCTGGTTACCTGGCTGGTAGATACAGTCGCAGTGACGCTAATCGTAGCCGTAGCCGCGGCGCTGGTTACCTGGCTGGTGGATACCGTTGTCGGCGTACTGACAGTTGCAGTGGCGGATGCGCTGGTTACCTGGCTGGTGGATACCGTTGTCGGCGTACTGACAATCGCAGTAGCGGATGCGCTGGTTACCTGACTGGTGGATACTACGGATTCACCAGTTGTACCGGTTGCACTGGTAACTTGGCTAGTGGATACGGTCGTGGGGGTGCTTATCGTTACCGCTGCGCTGGCACTGGTAGCTTGGCTGGTAGTGGTCGGATTAACGATAATGGCATCCGCGGGGGATGCCAGTGGCGCCGCACTGATTGTCGAGTGGCCGAACGCCATTTCGTATCCTTCGTTCTAATTACGCCGGACGAACCAGGCAGCCATCCGACCAAACCGTCTCGTAGGTTGGACTCGCACCTGCTGCGAAAGTCGTTACCGAACTGCCAGAACCTTGCGATAGGTAAATTTCGACGTAGTCCGTAGATCCATTCAGGAAGACCATTCCGCTGATGCAGCTAGCTTCACCGGATTCGACGTTCGATCCAGACTGCATGCCAATTTTAAACGCGGTGCCGTTTTTGTATATGAATAGCGAAAGATACGCAGCGTTAGTACCCATGGTAACTGCGGCGTTTATCTGGTAATATCCAGCGACGTTCGGAGTAAATCGCGAACTGGAATAGCAGCTAGCAGTATCATAGTCTTCGCTATCAAAAAGTACTTTCGTCCTTGTGTTATTCGATATCGTCTGGTTCGAGGTCGCTCTGGCGCTAAAAGCTGGCCCGCCGGCCGCGTTGGTACGCGTGGTGAGATAATCCGATGCGGCGATGTCGATCCACACTTGTTTGGTGCCGGACGACAAGCTGACGGCCGACCCGGAATTGCTGGAAGACAGGACCGTCGTACGCGTAAGGGTATTGGTACCGGAGTATGTACCCAGCCCAACTTCCCAGTCACCAGTCGGAGTACCGTTACTATCCACAGCTTGCAGCGCGTAGTAGCAGGTATCATTCGTGGAGCACACTGACGAGAACGCGCGGAAACCAGTCATCGCACCAGCCAGGATTAGCGCCCCCGTGCCGGTGGTGGTAGTGGTCTCCTTGACCCTATCTTTTACAATAAGCGCCATGCTAGCCGCCTATTAGAAGCCGGACGTGCTGTTGCGTACGTCGATGGTGAACGACGAGCAAGATACGGTTTGGCCTGCGGTGATGGTGGTCGTGGCTACAACCATGTTGGCGCTGGAAGTACCAACAGAACCGTCCATCAAAGCAGTGGTGCCATCCGATTTCAAGGCGCGGAAGAACGACGCAGTGCCAGAGTTATCGGCCGACGAATCGGAAGTGATCGCATTTGCGGTCAGGACGCCCGAAGACGCGGAACCGAAAGCAGTGGCGCCAAAGCGCAGTTCAGCCAGCAACGTGTTGCCGGACAGTGCAGTATCTGCGGTAGCCGGCTGGGTGCCGGAGTAGATGCGCAGGTAGCCGTTGGCGAACAATGGGGTCAGTGCATCTGCCTCAGCGTTTACTGCTACGTCGGCCATTTGGGTATTGAGAGCCATGGTTTACTCCTAAGATTCGATAGTGATGACGCCGGCGAGCAATTGGGTAACTACGCCGCCGGCGTCAGTCATTTCAAGATCGTAGTACCCGGTTGTCCATGAGATGGCCGCAGTATCAATCCGCGGGCGGATCGTGCGGTCGGTGTTATTAATCGTAATGCCAGAAACATCGGTCAGAGTCATGAGCAACGTTCCGCCCTCTGGTGCATCGTAGATTCGCATCGTCGCAGTCGCACCCGTCATATCAACCGGGGTGTTATGGACTACGAACCCACCGGAAACATACGCGCTGTAATCCGCGGAATTGACGCTGTTCAAGCTTATCTGCGTCCCGGAAATATACGAGGCATAGTGCATGTCTGTTGCAGCAGGTGGGTAATGCCTCCCGTTAATCTGGTCCATGCCACGTACAGAAACTACGGCCACTGGCCAGCCGTCAGGGATGGCATGGCTGTTCATGGTAATGACCGCTGGTGCTGACTGCGTAATTGCAGTGATAGCGTACGAATCCAGGTTGGACAACGCCCAACGGATAACGGGGAGAAATGTCTCGCCGGCGGATACGCAGAAATCTTGTTTTTGTGCACAACAAGTCATAGGTCACCCGTTTCTAATCTGCAATAAGTTTACCGTATTTCAGAATCTAGGCAAAGTGTTATTGCCTGTAAACTGAATATCCTGCTGGATTACCGGTACTCGACGGGCCGTAGTCTGAATGCCAGTGCCGGTAGCTGCCCCTACAGCCTGTGCTACGATACGTTGCTGGATGGCGCCATTGATATCCGTGATAGGCTGCAGGGGATTGGCGCGGTTAAACTCCTTAAGCATCTGCGAAGCAGACTGCACAAGCGCCGGATCGCGACGAGTGACGCCCTTATAGAAGTTGTCCAAAATTAAAGACCGGCGGGCATTGATCCGATCCTGGTTGATATTGAAGAATTCCGCGGCCTCAGAGGCTTCTGCCCGGTCAGCAGGACGCAGGCCGGCGGATTGGACCGCCAAATCCCAACCGGTAACTGGAAGCCCGATCGGGTTACCCTTCGAATCGGTATATCCGTACTGGGACGCTTCGTATGCTTTATATGCGCCCTTGATGCCGGACGGCAGCATCTGTTCGATGCCCTTCATGTATTGGCCGTCCACTACCTGATTCAACCCCTTGAAGATATTAATCCCCGCATTGATAGAAGGTCCCCACATCTGGGTAGCGTAGTCCGGGATCTTATCCTTCAGCAAACGGCGATCGGACAGGAACGAAGACCCCGGCGACAAATCCTGAAGACCGAAGGTCGATGTATCCACACCCGCTTCATGCGGCAGGCCATGGGCGATCACGCCACCTACGTCGGCGCCAAACTGATTCGCCAGCCAGTTACGGGTAGCGATCCGAATATCAGTTGGGTTATCTGGGTCCAGCAGGTTAGCTGCCGTGTTATACACCCCCGCGAATGCGTTCACGAAGGGGAGACCCAGCGCGCCGGAGATCAGGGCCGTAGTGCCCATCAAGCCGGCGAATTCGCGGCGGGCTTCGGATACACGCTGTGCGCCTTCCTCGGTCAGGTTACCGTTGGCGTCGCGCATCTTGTTGAAGAATCCATCTTGCACCGTGCGTGCAATCTGCTGCATAGTCTGGAAGTTAAACTGTTGGAATGCGCTGATCAGCGGCGTGATCTTGCCGGCCGGCCCATATTTACCGAGACCGCGCGCCATGTTGTCTGGATTGAAATCGTCCATCGCATTAGCGACCGTCTTCAGGGCGTACTCGATATTTTCCGCTTGGGAAGCTTTGCCGGCCTTCTCCGCCAAGCGGAACGCCGATAGCCCGATCGACATGCGGTTCAGAATTTCCGAAGCCTGCACAGTCATGGATGCCAATCGTACAAGATCCTGTGTACGGACATTTCCCTCGATCGCCAGCTGTTGGAGTTGGCGGGCTTGACCGAGCTTCAGGATGCCCCGATCATTAGCCTCCTGGAGGAACGCCCGATCACCGGCGCTCAAGTTCGTAGCGCCATCCAGCTTTAGGGAGCTATCGGCCGCGCCGCGCAGGCCGTCCTCTGCCCACCCAGAAGCCAAGGAGTCCTTCAGTACACGAAGTGCCGGACCATATGCGGAGCCTAGTTCCTTGGCAGCGTTGACAAAACCATAGCGAGCGCCCGTGATAGGAAGGCCCCGATGGAATGGCTGCGCCGTGGCGCGGATCAGGTACGCCGGCGACATGGCCAGGAAGAATGAGTGTCCCAGAGAGTTGACCAGGTTGACCAGGTTGTTCTCCACCGGCTTCATGCCATTGTAATAACGGGTCTTGATCTCATCAGCGATTGCTTGCGCCTTGGCCTGCGCATCTGGATTATCTCCGCGCGCCAGATCCTCCACAGCCTTATCCATATTAGACAGCGACTCGGAGAATGCGCGCATGGAGTAGATGTTGGCCGTGTCTCGCACGGCGCCGGAAGCGCGCTTACCGAAGCTCCCGAGGAAGTCGGCGGTATAACCCGGCACGCCGGCACGATTCAGCTTAGCCAGCCGGGTTGATGTCTCCGGCAGCATGGACATGAATTTGCGGGTAAGGGCCTCCTGCATCTGCGCTGCCTGTGGGCCGGAGAGCCCAGCCTCAGTTACAGAATCGTGCAGCGTTTGCAGCGCACTGCGCATCGCCGCGGAGACTGGAGCGTTCATGCCGATCTGACCGCCTTTAGCCAATGCGCCCACGGAACCACCATCGTATTTAGACCCGGCTGCAGCGGTGAGCTTCTTATAGGCGGCCGCAGCTTCCTCCAGCGAATTGAATTTGATAAAGGCATGATCATTGCCGTTGAAGTCACCCAGCACGGCATTCGCATTCTTGATAGCATCCTGCATCTTATCCCAGGTCTGTTGGTCCATATCCTTATACTTCAGGTTCATGAAGTAATCGCCCGAGCGGCCGGCGTGGTAGTATGGATTTTCGATCTGGTTGGCGTAGATGCCCTCAAACTCTTTCAGCTGCTGGCGCAACGTGGAATCTTTAGGTAAAGAATTAGCATCGGAGAATACCGCGCGCAGCCGCTTATCCAGAATGTCGCTCGCACCATCGATGTGGAGCGCCGGGTTTGTATTCTTGGCGTCCTGCACATCCTTAGCCATAAAGTCCAACCCGGTGCCATGTCGCACGGCGAAGTTAGACTCGGCCGTGGCGCCTTCAGCGCGGGCTTCCATTTCAGCACGGCGCGCATCCTCAGGAGCCATCTGTTGCAAATCGGCAGCCAGGCGGCGAGCAGTATCACCAGCGGCACGCAGGAGGTTGGATACGATCGTAGCGTGGTCCAGTACGTAGCCTTTACGGTTAACTTTTGAGCCATCGATGATGGACTGGGCCAGTTCGGGGTTCGTGCTTTTCAGTTGAGTGAATTTGCGATTGATGCTATCCACGAACGCCTTGCTCGATGGCGCCAGCTCGCGGCCGGCCTTTTGGTTATCCGCAAAGTTCTTGGTAGGATCGAAGCCCCAGATGCTGCTGCCGATACCGATGTCCGCCGCCTGCTTATTCAGTGCGGCAGCATTGTCTCCTTGCTTGCGCAGGTAGTGCTCCAGATCAGAACCGTATTTCACCGGCGCTTTACCGGCATATTCAGACGCCAGATTACGTGCGGTATATGCGCGGACATACTGCTGGGCGGCTTCGTGGAAGCCAGATTTAACCAGTTCAGGGACGGCGCCGGCACGATCAACGATGAACTGAGTAGTCTTCCATTGCAGCAAATTGTTGAATGCTTGGCGGGTCAGCTGACCAAGATTGATCCGTGGATTTTCGTCATCGGCGCTTTGGATCAGTCGCGGCAGAACTTCATCGGTAACCTTCGCGGCTTCCGCCGGCGAGGAGTCGAATCGCTGCACTGCTTCGCGGGCTTCCTGCGCGGCTTGGTATTGCTCCTTACCGAAGAACTCACCCTGCAGGCTCAAGGCTTTCTCCAGCTGCGATTGTGCATCTACTGGCATCCCGATCATCTTACGTACTGCGGCGACAGTCTTCTGCCACAACGATTTCTGGGACAGGAAATCCTGGAATTTCGGGTTGGTGTTCAGCTCCGCCACAAACTCATGAACGTTGGTTAGGCCATAATGCTCCTTGGCACTGGCACGCTTCAACGCGTCCTTGCGAATATCGTCCAGTCCACGCAGGGCAGATACCTTAGCCGCCTCGGTCTGATTGCGCGGCGCGAAGATGCGGGACGCCTGGTCCATCTGATCGAACAGGGCAGAGTGGATGATTTCATGTAGTGCGGTGTGCTCGGAAGCGCCGCCGCTAAATAACTGGATGGCGCGCGTGTTGGAGTCATATCGGCCTACTTCGCCCGGCAGGCCGCCAGATGCTGCCACATGAATGGGCACATCGATGCCGAATTCAGACAGCTTACCGGCCAGGTCTTTTACCCATTGTTCACTGCCGTTCGTCTTCATGTAGTCCAGTGCACCCTGCACCGACTTGGTTTGGCTGATGGCGCGGGCGAGACCCAAATGGGGTTCATCCGGCGACGGGGCTTTGAATGATAAAAGCGGACCCTGTGCGTCGTAGGCTTCCTGTGTGGCGGTGTTATCCGCGAACTTGGTCAGGTCAGATAGATATTCGTCACTCGATTTACCAGAAGCCAAAGCTCGGGCCAGTGTACGGCGAAGATCTTGTGCTTCTTGTAGGCGTGGGCGCTCGTTGTCGGCGAGCTGTCCGGCGCGATCCCGAGAATTCAGTTCAGCAACAGTGGCGTCCAGGCGATCCGCCGCCGCTTGGGCAGCTTCTTTGGCCGTCGCTGGCTGCTCCGCCGGCTTAGCTTCGGCTGCAGGAGCTCGCGTCTCCGCAGGGGCTTCTACCTGCGGCTGCACTTCTGGAGCAGGTTCTGGGCGCAGGTCTTTCACCATCTTGTCCAGTACCGCATAGCTTACCGTCGACTGATTTTTTTGATCGCGCAGGGCGGACAGCGCGTCCAGTTGCTGATCGTAGGTCTGCTTCCCGGACACGATCTGGGCTACCTCTTGGCGCAGGCGCGGCGGGAGTTTGTCGGAACCTTCTGGCAGGGAATCCGCAAGCTTGTTCTGGAATTCCTGCACCGGCGCCGCAAGCGTCTTGGCATTTGCCGGCACTTCGCCGCGAGCCGCTTGCTCCGCCAAGGTTTCGCCCTTGGCGATGTTCTGAATAGCGGTCAGCTCCTGTTCCTTCTGCGCATTGCGTTGCGCTTCGGCCGCTTCAAACGCGGCTTGTGTGGCGGCTTTGCCCCCGCCATTTCGGCGTTGTGCCTCCATTAGCGCATCTTGAATCTGGGTATTGAGGCGTTCAGATACGGGATTCTGCGAAGGTTCGGCCGGCGGCGTCGGTGCACGTTCCTGCACTGGCTTGGGAATTAACCCTTCATCGATCTTAGGCACGTTGGCCGGGATCTTGGCGTTCTCGACGGCAGCCTGGCGCGCTTGCTCCTGCCGGGTCAGCTCGTCCATCGTCCGCATGACATTAAGCTCCGCGTCCAGGTCACGTCCATAGAACGGCGCAGGCTCCTCCGGTTCAGGACGAACTTGCTGATCGAGATGAGACGCTAGGATGCCCTGCTCCACCGGGCTCAGACCCGTTGGGAGAGCTTCCTCAGGAACGCCATTGACGCCCTCCATGAACTGCTGGCGATACTGATCGAGTAGCTGGCCCTGCTGGGCGGCTTGCGCCTCCTGTGCCTGCGCTTGCTGGCGCGCAGCAATCTCCTCTGGAGTTTGCCCTGGTCGATATGCGCGCGGGCCAAGCGCAGCGCCGAGCAAGGCGCCAGTTGCAGCTTGCGTAGCAATACCTTGGGTGGTAAACGGAGTCTGCAGATTCTGGTAATCGCCTAGCACAGCATTCTGCGCTTCGCGTCCAATCTCGCCAGTGATAGCACCGGAAGCGGCGCCGGTTGCGGCACGCGTAAGGATCCCACCTCGCATAGCCAACGGTACGGCGCCGGTGGCGGTTGCAATGGCGGCTTGGGTAAGACCAGATTCGTACGCCGTAGGCAGATCTACGCCGGCACGGGCCGCAGTGGCTGTCTGGTTGATGCCTTGGGCAGCTGCGATAGGCGCCATAACCGCCGCGCCGCGCGCCGCGTGAGCGATCGCAGCTGCTGCGGCTCCGCCACCTTCAATCGCAGCTGGTACGCCCATCTTACCACCGGAAAGCGCGATAACTGGCAAAGCGGACGCCATGTAGCCAAGGCCATGGGCTACTGATTGAGAAACGCTGCTGGCTTCCTCGGAGCTCGGCGCGAGCTTATCCGCGTTATCGGATATCGTATCGACAACGTTTTTGAATACGAAATCCTGGGCGGTCGTATCCGTTTGCCCAGTAAACGCATTACGGATCTTGTCCCCAATCATGGCCGGCACGGCTGCAGCCAAGCCAATCGGTTTGGCGTACTGCTCTAAGGCCCCTTGCCCAATACCTTTTATGACGGACGATATCATGCCGCCTTTGGGTTGCTCTGGCTGGCCAGCAGCCCAGAGCTTAGGGTCGAAATCCTGTGATACGTGCAGATTGGGGTCGAAGTCAGCCATCTATTACTCCGTAGCGACGATTTTTTTATTCTTCACAGTGTACTGTCCGTATTTGCCATCCGGGGCATTATACGTATCGCCAACCTTCACATTAGGGTTAGCCCGCTGGGCGGCAGCGCCGATAGGAGTGAAGCCTTTGACCACACCAGTGTTCGTGTCAATCTGCGGCACACCGTAAGTTGGTAGCGGGACAGTGAGGTTGGTATTTGGATCGTGGTACGCCTCCGTGCCAAACGGCCGGGGAGTAGCGGTAGTTTCCAGTAGCTGACGCTTGAATGCGCCTTCCTGACCGATTCGCGCTGCCCCCAAAGCGGCGGCTACTTCACCGCCAGAACGGATACCGGCGGACTGGACTTCAGCACCAGCACGGATACGCTCTGGTTCGACATAGCGCGCCAACTCAAATTGCTGCTCCGGATTAAACTGACTAACTCCGCCGTTGATAGTCGGATACAGCCGCTGACCAGTACCAGGAATGTCGTAGCTCAGATCCATGCCACGGATCACAGGGATGGCGTTGGCCGGCACGCCTTTTGGTAAGCCGTTGTCGGACGGTGGGGAACCGAGCGGCGTAGCGCGCGGGGTAGGCTGTCCTGCCTGTGTACGCGTGTTGATGGTAGCCAGAGGTGGGATTGTTACCGCTGGAGGTGGCGCGAATTTCAGCGCGAAAGGCTGTGCAGGTACTTCGCTCTGGCTCGATACAGGGGCGCCGGCGGTAGACCGGATAGTCCCGTTGTTAAGATAGGTAGGGAACAGAGACTCATCCATGGTTTACTCCGTCGAGAGATTATGATACGTAACGTCGCCGACCTGGCTGGCGGCGGTGTTGTTCGCGATATTGCTGGAAGTATTCGAAGCAGTGTTCGATACGCTGTTGGAAATCTGGCTGGACAAATTGACAGCCGACAATGCAGCTGCGGCAAGTTGCGCTGACGTTTGGGCTCCGCCTTTAATTGCTTCTACCAGAACCTGAGTCCCCGACACAGCCGCGTCGACGTTCGCCTTGGCGACCTGCGCCTGCACGCCAGCCGATCCAATTTGAGCATCCAGTTTTGCTTTATACGCCTGCACCGCGGTATTCAGCTGCCCGATCTGAGCATTGGCCGTAGCTGTATAGGACTGCACCTGTGCCTCGAAGGTCCGGGTGCCGGCTGTAACACGCGCTGATTCTCCATCCACCTGTGCGCGGAAAACTTCGGTGCGGGCTTTGAACATGTCGATCGGCAAGCGCTGGCGAATCTCGATCTGCTGATTCGACTTTGCCACAGCAGCGCTAACCGCGGTGGAATAGCCCTGGACCACGCTACTATACGCCTGCGCTTGCCCCTTGAATACCTCGATTTTCGCTACCTCGGCTTGTACTGCAGTAGCGTACCCGTTATACTCCGCAGCCTTGGCGCGAACCTGGGCATCATAGGCATTGATCTGGGCCGCGAAACTTTCGATGCGGACCTTGTTGTTGTTCAACACCAAATTGGCGGCTTCCACCTGTGCCTTGAAAATCTCAATTTGAGATAGCGCGGCTGTGATGCGCGCCTTGTAGATTTCGACATTCTGCAGGTTCAGCTCACCGATAATCCGCTGGCCTTCCAGCTGGGCTTTGTAGGATTCCAACTTAGTTAGTTCCGCCTCGATGCGGGTTTTATAAACCTGCGCCTCCGTATTGTATGCCTGCACCTGTGCATTATACTCCTGCACCTGCCCGTTGAAGATATCGAGGGCTACCTGCTGCACGAATTTGGCGGCGTCAAAAGCGCGCTGTGCGATCAGATTGTTATACGTCAGTAACTCCGATTCGACTTTAGTAGCCGTCTCGAACGCGAACCGGCGGTTAGTCTGCTCCAGGTCAGCCTGCTTGATCATCACATCTCGGGACTGATCGGACAACGTATTGACAGTATCCTGCCCTGCGCGTTCCAATTCGATCGAAAGCACACCTGGCGGTTTGGAGAATCCGCGCGAAGCGAAATTGCGGTATGCATCCAGCATCTTGCGACCTAACGCCAGATTTTCACGCGCGCGGCCGCGCTCCCAGATTGCGGCCTCTACTACTGGATCCAACCCAGTGTGCGCGCCATTTACCCAAATGTTCAGGTTATTCTGCAGCGACTGCAGAAGGGTATCTGTATATGCAGTTTCGGCGAACGCAAACGTATTTGCCGGCGCCGCTGGCGCCGCGGCCAATGTTGCGGAGAAGTCAGGGATATTGAGTGCCGGTGCCAATGGGATGGTAATGCCGAGCATCGATGGTGCGTCTGGCAACACGATAGTCGGAGCATTGGGGGTGGCGGCATCACTGATGCTCGGCGCCAAAGGTACTGATGCGGTCAAGGCACCTGGCGTAACCGGGATATTAAGTGGCAATGGCTGTGCGGTAAATTCCGGCGCCGGGCCGATGGCCAATTCATCTACTGGGGTAAGGCCAGGGTCATAGGGCTGAACAGGAGCATTGTATGAGACATTCGACGCGGGCGGCTGCGGCAGCGATAAGCTCGAGCTAAAATCCCCTGGATTTACCTCTGGGATAGTAAAGCGTATGCTATTAAGGCTTTGCCCAGATTGCCCTAACTGCTGGATCAAATCTCGCGCGGTCCCGAAGCTGGTTGCTGCATAGGCTTGGGCAGTGCCGAATCCGGACGTTACAATGCTAGCTGCGCCATTATCAGGCGGTTCTTGCGGAGCTGGTACCCCTACTTGTATGGTAAAAATACTCATATCGTTCTCCGTAGACTGTTAGGATTCTACATCGGTTTGCTTTTTCTGTAAAAGCCTTCCGACCTTGTACGAGGCGCCGATATGCGAATACTCGTGGGCGTGCACGGTAGCCAAGTCACGAATGAACTGGGCATAGCGCACATATATCCTAGCGTTAAAAAACTGCACCGACGCTACATAATTTTTGTCCCCGGATAAATTTATAGGGGGTGCGTCTTTAAATGCTCTGTAGAACGCCCCCAGCGGCGCATTGAAGCAATCTTTGCCGTTAAATATCCATGCCCCAGTATAATCAGCCTTGATGACACAGATGGCATCCGTAATAGGATCTTGTAATATGGGTAGCGTTTGTGGGGCATTTACGCTACCATGTACCATATTAGTTACGGCCAATGGTGCATTAGGGAATCCATCGGGCACTTCTACTTGCCTCCAAACTCCGGCGGAAAAACTCCCAGTATATAACACAAATCTGTCGAATTCCGATCCGTTAAATTTAAGTTCTAGTAGCCATATAGTGTCACCATCATTCTGCACGGCAAAATCCCATTGCGATAAGGAGCCCACTCCGGCCGGGAATCCCACGTTCATATATTGTCCGGATTCTAGCCCCAGTCTGTACAGGTTGCCCCTAACTCCTCCTGGGCGGGCGATATAAAACGCGTCACCAGTCCCGTTATACCGCAGCGGTGTGGGGCTAATCACGCTTTCGACTACTCCCCCAGCGGAAGGAATGCTAGAGAAAGTATCGTAGGTAATTCCCCCGCTAGATTTTTGGTATGCCAATCTGCTACGTAGCGGTCCTTGCCAAAAATAACTGCCTGTGGAATGCGAAGGATAATCTGTAATTCTATCTACCTCGGTGTATTGCCCGGCACCGGAACCACGATTACTCCAATGCGCATAGCCCGCAGTCTGAGTAGAAGCAAACAACGATCCGTACGGAGCCACATATGTATTAGTTTTTGTGTCAGGCAAAGTCCACCGCATAATTATATCGCCGCCATTCGGTGGACCTACAACGCTTACAGTGAAATTTCCTTCCACCGAAAAAGTAGGGGATAGTATATTCATCTTATATACTGATACATTATCCGCAGTGGCGATCTGGCCGCCAAATTGGATATCATGCCCCGCCGTGTGCGGCCCCATTATGTACGTGCCAATCATCGGGTCCGTAAGCAAATCTTCGTCATTCTCCCATACGCAGTATGCGCGGGCTTTGCCGCTCGGGTTACCTGCTTTGGGTTTGACCAGGATCCTTACTTCGTCCTGACCATTCCTAGTAGCAGCGAACAACTCCACGCCGTTCCCCAAGGTGCGGTGCATCTGATAGACGGTGAGATCCCCCCGCTGACGGTGTACTGCTTCCAAAAGATCTCCGGCTTCACCGACATACCGCTGAGCTACTTCTGTATCCCCAAAAAACCGTTTCCGCAGTGGGTTCATGGCTTGCTCCACAGGCGGCGTTTCAGCACGAATGGTTTGAGCTCCATGGCATCCAGCTCGAAATCGGCGCCATTCTCGTTTCGGAGTTCGAACTGCCAATACCTGGCTTCCAGTCCGCGGCCGAACTTCACGATATTCGTGTGATCGCCTGCCAGCCCCAGAGATCGCATGCGGTAGTCCCGCACGGATTTGTCCTCAGTGGTTACGCGGAGAATCATATCCCCATCCGTTTTGTACCCTACATATACACGGTCGACACGCTTCAGGTGCGAAGTACCGAAGTCGGTAATCCCCACGCGCGCCGCTGCCTGGATCAGCACCCCATTGTCGCTCGCTCCCGTTAGCGCGAAAATACCATCGTCCTTAGCCCCGAGGTATACGCCATTGAATCGGGCGAAGCTATTGAATTGGTAGTTCGTGTACCGAGTTACCGCCTGCGTTTCAGTGTGCATGACCACTGTAGAAGCATTCGCGCCAGGCGCTACCAGTGTCTCGTAACCGGTGGCTTGCAGCACCAGCATAGGGATCGACAGATTCGCAGTCCCAATCTGCGCCTCATATCCAGCCGCGGACAAATCGACAATAGGCAGCGTAACATTCACCCGCCCTACCGTGCCCGTATATCCGCTGGCAGCTAGTGCCAATCGGCGCAATGTCAGCGCTACGTCCGCGCCGGAACCTACCGCCCCTTGGATAGAGATGCGCGGAGAAATGGATAGCGCGCTGGTTGCGATGAATGGCGCATTTCCGATTGTAGCAATACTAGGCGCAGGTGCGCGGAACGTAACCGTACCTACGAATCCTGTCTGCGCCTGGATAACCAGCCGTGGTGCCGGCAGTGAGATGCCGATAGCATCCGGGTCGTTGCTTACCAGGCGCAATGATGGCAGAGTCATCGTCACCGAACCACCAACGCCAGGCGAACCTGCAACGCTCAAGATTGGCGAGATAGACAGCGCGGTTTCGAGCGCGTCAATATTCCCTACAAGACCTTGGCAGGTTATGCTAGGTAGTGGAAGACTAAGCGTTGATCCAGCCTGATCTCCTGTGCTTACCGAGGGGACAGGCAAAGATAGGGCAACGCCACCGAAAACGGTGGCGTCATTCTCCCAACCAATTATGCTAAGCGTAGGCGCGGGAGGACGGAAAATAATTCCGTCAGCCATATTACGCCGCCGGTACAGTCATCGACCAGCTGGACAGCGTGGTCGTAGCGCCGCTGGTGAACGCGGTGGAGTTCAGGTTCATCTCAGCACCTGAGGTCGAAATTGCGCCGTCGATGCGAAGATAGGTAGCCGTGGTATCCAGCGCATTCGCGTCAGCCACAGAGCCGTACTGACGGAACCAGCCGGCGGTACCGGTAGCAGCATTCACGCCCGACCAGGTTTGGGTAGACAGCTTGGCCATAACGCCGGACACCGAGTTATCGAACGCCAGTCCATTTACCGCCGCCACGCCACCGGACATATTCGCATCGGTCTTGGTGAGAGTGGTAGTAGTGGAGGCCACGGTAAAGCCGTTGGGGACAGTGCCAGTCCCTGGCAACGCCTTGATGGTAATGACAGCACCGGAGGAAGTAGCGGTATAGTCCGGAGTGGACTTGTAGCGGTTAATCTGGGCAGCCACATCGGCGGCGGTCTGGGTCAGGCTGGTATTGAACGGAACTGCCACGCCCATGATCTCCACGGAGTTTACCGTCAAGGTGTTGACAGAACCAGAAGCGCCACCTGTCAGGGTCACGGAGCCAGAGGACAGAACCTCTGGAGTCAGCGCGCCCGAGCTGGAGGTAATAGTGCACAGCAGGGTGCCAGTGGCGGCAGCGTCGGCCGAGGTAGGCTGCGCGCCGGTGTAAATCTCGATATGGCCATTACGCAGTGCATCCCCGATCGAGCCGTTCTTGTTCAGGAAATCGCGCATGGCGGTGGAAAGACGCATAGTCATGGTAGTGTCCTCAAAGGTTATATGTCATCATGATACGATTCGGACCAGGCATAAACAGAGCTGCGCCTTCGCCGGTGGCGGGGATAGTATACTTCGTTCTGGTGAGATTGTTAATCTGCAATCCTGGCATGCCGGCGCAGACGCCGTTCGTTGTCAGCCACATAGGGATATTCCTTGCGGTCGCGCTGCCGTCGCCGTACACCGAACCGTCGACCATCGCCAGCGTTCCGCTGATGGCACCATAATTGGTTTTCGGGACGTACTGGAAATCGCTCGGGCCAGACCCAATAAGCACTCCACAAGAACGATCTGTGCCGATGAACAGGCCACTGTTTGTGGCGGCATCCACCTGATCCTTATCAGTCATCGTCGCCAGGATAGTGATATCGCCGTCGACCCGCACATAATTCCGCAGGTCGAATAGTTCATATCCGAATTCGGTAGAGAAGAACAAGGTATCACCTTTCGCGACACACATGCGGCCGCGGTAGTACGCTATGCATTGCCCGGCAGGAGCTTCCTGCAGAAACTGAGTCTCCAGCGGACGGATCAAATCGCCGCCATTGTACTGTGCGTAAGTGACAGAATTAGCCACCGCCTGCAGCTGATATAACATATTGCCATTCTGCGTAGTCGCGTAGATAACCTTGCCTACAACATCAGGGTCAGTCGACACAGGTAGGGTCAGCTGTAGCGATGATCCATCCGGTACATCAATATATTGCGCCGGCCCCGCGCCAGATTCCTGCCCGTCGGAGCGAAGATACGTCATAGCCACCTGGTATCGGCCGGCGGGTAAGATGCCGACGGAGCGCATAATCCCGACTGCACCAGGCCGACGTAGCCCCCAGCTGCGTACTGCGCCGGCCTCTACATTGTACACACCTGTATCCACGCCATTGGAAAAATACACGGCATCATTGACCCGGCAGAATGCCATGCGGCCGGCACTTACCATCGCGGCCATGGTCGTAGCGCTGTAGTCGGTATTGAGGCGCTTAAGTTGTTTCCCGGCCATATAAAACGCCAGCGTGCCAGAATCGTCAGCCCACAGCGAATGCGCGGTGGTGTCCGATTTAACGGACGAATAGCCGTCACGGCGCGTCAGCTTACCTGATTTGTCAAGATCGACATTCTCCGCAACGGCCAGATCCGTAATGGCGAAACGATCCGCGGGGATGTCATCGCGCAGGCCGGTAAAGCCCATGTACGAGGTGACATCCTTATCCCGATCTTGACCGATAGCAGCCATTACGAGCTCCAGGTAAATCCATTTTGGCCGAATCGAATGCCGGTATCGGCGTGTGTGGTACGCTTCATGTCCATAATCGCGCGGGCGATCGCAGTTTCATACGCCTGCCGATGTGTTTCGGACGTAATCGGATCGCCGGCGTCGGAGTCAAATCCGCGCAGCGCGCGGTATGCGGCCCATTCTAGCGTGTCCAGCTGGTAGTCTTCAGGAATTTCCGATTCTTTATCCAGGTCGGCCAGTGTGTATCCACAGGTGGGGATGCGCACCACGCGCATATACACCAGCTTGCCGTTCTGGTCCGCCCCCGGGGCGGGGAACACGCTGAGCGTTACTGCCTGCTGGCGATTATAGACCAGTGTCTCGTCGGTGTAGTACGCCAATGGGGCGCCTGGCGGGACTTGGTAGGGCAAGGTAGGATCGAACGACAGGAACTCTGGTGGATGCATCTGGTTCACCAGCGCGTGGCCAGAACGCGCCATATCGAACTGGTTCACATCGAAGCGTGCGGACAAGACCGAAATGACCGATGCCGGTAACTTGTATGTAGTTTGCCCGGTTCGCAGTCGCAGCTGTGTCACTTCTGGCGTGGTCCCATCCCGGATAATCAGGGTACGCCGGGCGAACCGCTTCTCGGCATCCTTGATATATTGCAGCAGGGTTTCGTCCGACCAGAGCTCATCCTTATCCCCCGCGACCAAATGGCTATTGTCGCGCAGGATATTGTTGCGCAGTTCCGACAGTAGTTCACCCAGGGTCATGATCAGTCCTTGGCGCGCTTACCGTTGTCGCGCACGATGCGGTATGGGAAACGCAGGCGATCGCGGTATCCAATAACCTGTTTGGTGATAGGATCTTGTACCGGGAACGACGTTACGGCATTGTCTAGCACTTCCAGCACAGATTCAGGTACGCTGACTTCAACCCCCGGAGTAATCAGGTAACCTACACCATTCACGCCAACGTATTGGCCGGAAGGAGGGATGTTCTCATTCTCTTCCAGAATGATCTTGATGCGCGGCTGGGTATCCAATGCCTCGCGCGCAGTCTGCTCTTTTTTCGCGCGCGGCCGGCGCACCACTTCAGTCACCAGGCCAGTGTCCAGATTGCTTTCTACTTCATCGAAGGGCGTGCTCATATTTTAGTCTTCCTCTTGGGATGCTTCATCGAATGCCTGGCTGTATTGTACGTCGGCGTCAGGCGGGGGCTTAAGCTTGTCGAGATGCTGGGTCACGAACTTGACCACACCCTCTACGCTCTCGAAGGCGTATCCCTTCCATGGATCCTGGTAGGAGGACTTGGGCTTGGAGTTCGATTCCATGATTTTAGGGTCACAGACTTCCACCTCGTAGCCGTTTTCCAGCTTCTCGATGCGCAGTACATATTCGGACATGATGGTAACCCTATTGTGGTATATGCGTGAGTATAATCAATTTTGAACTAAAACACCATTCCATGCGCATGTAACATTCGAATTATTATCCGACACGTTGTCAATACGTAAATTAAAATCAGTACCTACAGTTAGTGCAATCGGAGGTTCGATCAGGTGGGCGTAGGACTGGCCGTTGGCCATCTGAAGCGATACGGTAAGGCGCGTGGCGCCGGATGGAAACTTGAAGTATGTTCTCACTGTGGCCTGCCTGGCAGTTGCCCCACTGGCAGGCAGCATGCCGATATAGATTTGCCGGATCAAGAGCGTGCATCCTTCTGGCACTGTATACGCAGCCTGTTGGGAAATGCCGATGCCGGCCGGAACAATTGCACGAATTGTATTTGGTGGCGCCACATCCTCGACTATGATGTCGCCGACGTTCATCGTCGCTGGCATCACCTGGTTGATCCTTGTAAGCGAAGTTCCTAGCGGGACCGGGGTAATCCCGCTAAGTGTATTGGTCACAGTTACCGCCCTGAAAATGGGCGCAGTGAGCCCAAAGGTACTTACAGCCATGGTATCGCTCGCGCTAGTAGATCGTATCTGCAGCGCGGTATTAATACCATCCGATAGCCATGGATAAAGCCCGCCACCTGACCAAGCATCTTCCGGGAAGGTGGCGGTATCGACATCGGGATTGTTACCTACTGCGGACGCGCGGGAGTGCTTGGGTACTTTCCCCAGCGCCAGCGCGTCGTAATAATCGATGGGAGCGAATGGTTGGTACATGATTGAAAGCTACTTTTACTTACATAGATGCTCAAAAAAATGCCCCCAAGCGGGGGCACTGTACCTGAGTCGCCGGCGATTAGCCGATCGCTTCCCAGTAGAACGACTTGGATGCCAGGATGGTCGCAGCCTTCACGGTGAAGGTGTTGGACGATACCGAGATACCGTTGGTGGTTTCCAGTGTGCGGGTACCGGCGGCGACGGTGTGCAGCGAGTTGAACGCCGACATACCTTCGAACCATTCATCGCTGATACGGTCAGTCAGGTTGTGGAAGCGAACGACGCGCGGCACGAAGCCGATGGTGATGGTGGTATCGACTGCGGAACCGGAGTCGGTTACGATTTGGCCAACAGCGTGGTTGGCAACGCCCATCGTGTTCGATTGGGTATTGGTGGTCAGTGCCATGGTTTACTCCTGAATTCAAAAATGGGAGGCCGAAGCCTCCCGGTTCATTAGGCGGTAGCTGCAACTTCCAAACGAGCCATCCAGCTGTCGTTCAGGATGATAGCAGTGGTCATGGCCTTCCAGCCCACGGTGCCGCGCTGTGCCAGTGGGTCGCCAGGTGCTGGTTTAGGATTCACGACCATTGGGGTCAGCGAATCTTTGCCCTTCAGCGGGACGATACCATATGCATCGCGAGCGATGTACAGCACAGGGTACACGTCAGCCGAGGTGCCCGAGGTGGAGCGCATAGCGCCCTTGGCGCCGCCGGCATCGGTGAACGGTGCGAAGACGGTGGAGGTCAGGTAACGAACCTGTTCCACAGTGCCGATCTCGTTTTCCCATGGGGTAACGGTGCCGTACTGTTTCGGGTTGATGTAGCCGGACATGGAACGTACGTCGGTTTCGCAGTCTGGGTGAATCAGACCGATGTACGCGGCTTCGATCGGCTCAGTGCGGAAGTCTGGGGTGGACTTCACGATCTGGGTGATCTTTTTGGCGTTCTGGCGCTGCAGTGCGGTGGTTACCTGGCGCTGCAGGGTCAGCGAGATCGGGGTGTTCACAGAGGAACGCGCGCCGCCGTTGGCGTAGAAGACGTTGGTGCCTGCCTTCAGGATGTTATAGCGGATGGTCTCGATGGTGATAGCAGCCGATTCGCCCAGCACTTCGGTCATCTGTTTCAGGACTGGATCCTCGTGGGTGTCCATGATCACATCAGTGATGGTCACGAAGTCACCGTACTGCACCAAGGTTGCGGTGTAGTCGGTGTTAGCCAGCTTGCGGCCGGCTGGGGTCACGCCTTCGACCAACGGGTTGATGGATACTGGAACCGAGAACGCGTTTGCTGGATTACCGTCACCCGCGGAGCCGGTGGCGCCGGACAGGTAGTAACGACGGAACTTAGCCACTTTGGTGGCGTTGTTCGGAATCGGATAGGTTTGGCCAAATTTCTCCAGAACCAGGTACGGCATACCACGTTTCAGGAATTCGGATACGGCGTATGCCGCGGTACGAGGGGTAATGTCCCCGTAAACAGTAGCTGCAGTCATGTTGACCTCCAATAAAAACGGTTAGTACGAAACTAAAATGTCAAGCCAATCGCGGATTTTGCAATTTAGCATCACAGTGTAGTCCACACGCCAGCTTTTATTGGGGGGAACAGTGTGTTATCCGACAATGCGTATTCAGATAATTCGCTTTATATCACAGTGCAACTTTTATTGCAAGCAATTTACGCAGTGACCTGCGCTGCTGCAATTGCGCACAACGTGGTGTAGTTGGTATCAGTCACACCGGCATCAGCGTCCAGCTTGGCGGTCAACGTTGCGTACGCGGTACGTACTGCAGTCAGCTCAGCCAGTAGTGCAATCAGGACGCGGCGCTGCTCTGGGGTGAAATTTTCAGCATTGATGTTGGTAGTAGCCATGGTAGTGCTCCTTACACTTTAGAAAATTCTGCAAATGCAGAGTCGAAATCGTTCTTATCCTCGACATCAGTCTTCGGTTCGGAACGGGTTGTGGTAACAGGTTTCAGCGCAGCTGCAGCCTTGGCAACTGCTGGGGCTACTGCTGGCGCGGTCACAGGAGCGGCAGGTGCAGCAGGTTTTGCGGCATGCGCCGCGGTTTGATAGCCCGTCTCGCGCTTGAACCGGTTGATCAGATCAGCAACCTGGTCGGGCGTGCCCTCGTTAGCCACTTGCTGATAAGCTGTTTTCAGGTAATCCGGCTGGGTTTCGATCCATTCCAGGGTCTTGTCGCGCACATCATCATAGTCCGGCACCAGATCAATGAGGTCGTCATACATCGAACGCTTGCTATGGGCGCCGACGCGCTCCTGCAGTTCATTAAGGATCGGGCGCAACTGAGTGAAAATGTGCTCCACCACACGGTAGCTGTCTGCCCGGCGGGCCAGCTGCTCGGCAGCAGCAATGTCCGGCCAGTCATTCTTGTACTTCTCCAGGATCTTGTCTTCCTCCTCGGTGTAAATTTTCACCGGCGCCGCAGGGGCGGCAGGAGGGTCTGCTGGCGAAGTATCTGCTTTCGGGGCAGCGGCTTTAGGTTTCAGTTCAGCTTCCAGTTCAGCGCGGATACGAGCGCGCATCTGCTCCTCGGTCTCAGCGGCAGGAGGGGTGTCAACTGGCGGCGTCTCGACAGGAGGATCGGCCGGCGGGGTTTCTGCAGGAGGCGTATCAGCTGGCGGCGTCTCGACAGGAGGATCGGCCGGCGGGGTTTCTGCAGGAGGCGTATCAGCTAGCGGCGTCTCGACCGGAGGATCGGCTGGCGGAGTTTCTGCCTTTGGCGCAGGAGAATTCAGATCCGCAAATGCTGCTGCGAACTCATCAACTTCTGGTGTGGTCGGGGTAGTCATGGGAGCCTTTTTAGTATATTAGTTGCATTAAGTCAAGAAATTTCTTTCAGTAACGTCTCGATACACAACGCCTTGCCCTGCTCACGCTGCACTGCCTCGGGTGGGCATCGACGCAGGTGAAGATCCGCCTGCGCCAACCGATGCTGGAGAAGCTGCCGAAGAACCACCATTACCGGCTCCTCCCGATTGAGTTTTAGCACGTTGAGCCATTCCTGCTCCAGCTGCCTGCGATCGTTGAAGTTCATGTTCTGCCTCGGCATTCTGTTGGTCCAATCCTAATTTCATGGCGTCGGTGACGACGCCGGCCGACGCTGCCTGCGCATTAGCCTGGTTCTTACCGGCCTGCGACAGCTCCTTCGCGGTCTGCGCCGCGATCTCCTTGATCTGTGCTTCGCCCAATCGCAGCATCTGGTCGCTATGTTGCGCCTGCGCTTGCTGATTCGCAGCGTCAACTTTCGCCGCCTCCGCATCGGTCATCACCACCGTGTTCACGTTCATGTCGCGCACGCGTACGCGCTCCCGCAAGAGCTCCAAGTGCTTAACGTACTGCTTTTCTTCCGGCGAGATGGTCTGTGCCAGATTGTCCAGCTGGATGCCCAGGACTTCCTTCGCGATCAGCGATGTAGCGCCGCGGGCGATCGGGGTGAAGTCTCCGCGTGTCTTCGGGTCTGGGTTGAACTTCGCGTTGAACCGGATAATCGCACCAATCACGGATTCCGTGAACACGTCGAAGTTCCTCACCACATCCTTAAATGGCAGAGCGGCATCGCCGCGCAGCATTGACGCACCGGTGGCGGTACGGAAGGGCTCACTTGGCCCGCGCTGCATATCCCCGCCGGTGGCGGCGCCCACGAAAGTCTCCTGGTCGGCGAAGCCTTGGAACATCTGGACAATCTTCTCCAGCTCGCCCAATTTGGATGGGATCTCGATCGGCCGAACCGCCGGCACCTGCATGGTGGCCGGGTCGGTGTCTTCACGGTAGAAGAATTTATCGGGGTTGATGGTGGTCGTATCCTGGTTCGGCGACAGCAGCGCGATATTCAATTCGAACACGCGTCCTACAGACGCGTTGTCCAGAACCATGCGGGTAGCCGCGGATAGCCCCATCTGGGAGTCGCGCATGATATTCGGCAAGCTGTTACCAAGAAGGAAGGTTTCGTCTTCCTCGAAGATAAAGTGGTGGAACCGCTTCATATCACCGTCGGTCATCAGCTGCGACCACGGGTCCAGGATGACTTTAATAGGCGTATTGCCTACAAACCACACCTCCGCATTGAGATCACGGTTCATCTTGTCTTCGGGTACATCGACACCGCAAGCGTCCAACTCTTTGCCGGTCACGTAGCCATGCCACACCAGCACTTCATACTTCCCACGCCACATATCCTGCGCGTTGTTCTGCACACCCAGGGTGCGCAGTTCAGTCTCGAAGGCTTCGCGGATGTAATTACCTTCCGGGTGCTGCTTAATCACCGCGTCGATCTGCTCCGCGTCAAAATCCGGACGGTCCTTCAGCAAGATAAGCTGGTGCTTCGACATCACTTTCCGCAGGAACTGCCCTTCCATCTGCTTCAGGTACTTCGCCGACATGTCGGGGTAATATTCCCAGATAGGGACAAACTCGAACCGTGGACGGAATGCCGTCTTCGGGACGGCTACATACGATCCATCATCGCTCTGCTGCCAGGTGCGCAGCTCCTGTTCCTCCACAAACGGACCAGCCAGGATACCGCATCCGTACCGAATACCGCTCTGCAGCACCTGCCGGCACAAGTGGACGTAACCCAGGGCTTTCCCACCACCCAACTCCTCCAGCTGGTCCTCGATCTGGCACTCCAGCGCATCAGCGCGCTTCTTGGCGAACTGATAGATAGCGTCTTCGATTTGCTCGTCGTCCAGTGGCTGCGCCTGCTGGGGCAAGCTCGCCGCCGGCCCGAATTGCTGCTGCGGAGGAGGTTGTAGGGAATTTAAGACCTGCTGCAGGTCCTCTTGCTCGAGATTCGGCACCGGGCTTGGAGCGATCGTCCAGTTTTTGTCGTCCGCTGGGAACAAAAGGTTCATCAGGCGGGACAACATGGATACGCATTTCACCCGGGTGAGCTTCGGATACGCGCGGGATCGGTTTTTGTCGATTTGCAAGTCCAGTTCCGGGTCGTAAATACCCAGATATTGGCGGGCGTTGCGCGCCCATTTCAACTCCGCGAGCTTGCGATCGTTCTTATATTGGGTGAATTTCGACTGCATTTTCCCACCCAAGGAGCGCCAGGCTTCTGGATTTGGGGCTTTCGGGGCGGGGGAATCTGGATTAAGGTCAGCCATAGCCATTCCTTTTGGACAATTCTATGGATTCTACCGTATATTGTACGAATTTCCGAATTTTGGTACAACCGGCATGGTTCGGCCTACTTTTTTACCCGCCATCTCCTCGCCCGATCGGAAATACCGCACCAGGTACGTGAACGCGTCGGCCGGATGGCTATGCATATTTTTGTCCGGCACCTCTTTCTTCACATCACCCTTGGTCAGCGTGTATTTATATCCGCCAGTCAGCGCCCTGATCAGCCTTACGCAGCTGGGATCGATCTGCAAGCCCTCTCCGCCACTGGTACGCCGCATCATATAGTACTGCGCCGGCGCCAGGCGGGATTCGATCGCATTGTTCGTGTCGACCTTTACCTCGAAATGCTTCTTCAACTCCTTCATCACCGAGGTATTGCTCGCCTGGCTACGGTTACCCGAGGCAGGATCTGGCACGATAAGGAAATCGCAGCCAGGGAATTTGCGCGCTAGCAACGGTTTGAGCTGTTCACTGATCATCCGATCGGTGGAGTAGTCCTCCAGGACCAGTTCGGTCAGGATCCGCACACTGCCCCATTTGTCCTGCTGCCCGAGAATTACCGCGGACTGCATGCCCGGGTCATATCCGGCGACAAGCGGCAGTGTAGGGTCGTAGCGCAATGGGTTTTTCGAAACGTGCAGGTCTTTCGTGAACATCGGGAACACCGGCTTGCCGTTCAGGCTATACCCCCACTGCACCTCGACGAACTGCTTGATCCAGTGGTTCGTCTTGCCTTTGATCAGGTTGGTGTAGTATGCCTGCTTACCTGGCAGGTTGTCGATGTTCTCCGCCTCTGGTGAGAGCCCTGATGGCTGCTTGAAGTACATCCAGTTATCAGGAACCGCCTGGTCTTCCGGTAGTGCCTCGTGGTCCTCCAGCATCGGATACCACCAGTTAGTCTCGTTGCCCGGGTTACTCGCGCCCCACAGTCCCCAGTTTGTGGCGCCGCCATCGATCGCCGGCGGATAACGGCCGCAGCGAGCGGACAGCGCCTCCACGATCTCTTTCGGGGTATCGACAAATTCGTCAATGATCGCGAATGTAACCTCAAGGGACAGCACGCGTGTCACGTCTTCCGGAGTGTCCAGTGCACGGAAAAGGACTTCGCACTCCACGTCGCCGAACTTCAGCGTGAAGGTGTTCGTCGTCGCTTTCCAGTCGCCGGCTTGGCCTTCCTTGAACCAGTAGTTGAACGACTTGATGGTCGTATCTTTCAGCTGCGGGAGGGTGGAGCGGACCACTACGCAGCGGGAGCGCCGGATACCATCGATTGGCGACTTCTCCTGCTTGCTGGCCATGTATACCAGCTTGAAAAAAATCCCCGTCGTCTTGCCGCTACCCACCGGCCCGACGATCCAATCGGCGAATAACTCCCCCGCCCGATGGTGCTTGATGAAGTCCCGGACGGTTGGCGGAGGAGTGTACTCGAGGATGGTCATGTCGAAACGACCTCCGCTTCAGTACCTACAGACGGAGAAAATGTCCCCGCCGCTTGGACAGCATTCCTGGCCATCTGCGCTGCCTCACTGTCAGTTCGTGGAGGGCGAGACGCCTGATCCGCAAAAATGCTACCTAGCGCGTACTCCATACCAGAACCGACAGTGGCGTACCCCAACTTGCTGCGAATAACGGAAAAGTCATCCTGCATCTCCCACAGCTGCCCCCGCACACCTATCAGGCAGTTGCCGCCCCCTTGGTATCCATGCCGGCCAAGAGCGTCCTTCATGCTGGGCGCCAAGACTGTAATCAGCCATCGGTATATGTCTTCATCGCCGGCCGGCGGCACCGGAGTATCCATGCAGTGCTCGACAATCTGACCGAAGCGGTAACTAGACGTATAGCCGAACGCTACCCCGCCACGGATAAATACTTTAGGCTGTGTATGGACCACCTTGGTATTACCGCCAGTGCCCTGGATATCACCACCCAGGATGACTTTGCCGCCGAACTCAATACCGACGATGCAGGTCATTTCTTCACCATACCAGCTTTTTGTTTCGGGCGATATTTCGACTTCTTGCCGCTACGACGCGCTTCGCTCAGGGCGATGGCCACGGCTTGCGCTTGCGGCCGGCCAGCGGCTTTCTCGGTCTTGATATTCTCGCTGATGGCCTTCTGGCCCTTACCTTTTACGAGGGGCATGATGAGCTCCTTAGTTGATCGTTACGCCAGGCTGCACTTCGCCGGTTTCGACATCCAGCCCCTCGGCCATCTGCTGCGCGCGCTCGCGGGTGCCGAGCATAATTTTAAAGCCGCGGTCGGTGGGGACGATCAGCAGCGCCTGGCCATCCATGGCGTCAAACGTCGCGTCGATTTCCGCTTGGGAGAACTCCATCTCGGTCAGGCAGTTGCGCCACATATGGGTCAACAGGTACGCGTAGCCAGGATCCAAGTCCATATCTTTTACGCCGGCCATGGTGTTCTCCTTATTTAGCCCAGGTTGATCTGTATTGCGAAATTATTACCATTTCCGGCTGTGGACTCTTTGGCATCATAGCCCGCCCAGCGTACAGTCGCTTTCACCAGGTCCGCGCGCACGGCGTCGCTCGTGTTGGGGTTCTTGATCATGGCGTAGGCGGTGGCCAAGTAGTCCTCGGCTTGCATCTTGGCCTTCATTTTGAAGCTCATTCCGTCGGTCTTCAGCGCCTCGACAGCCTCGGCATATGCCTTGATGAACAGCGGGTGCTTGGCGATCTGCGCAAATTCCTCGTGGGAAATATTATACGCTGCACAAATTTCTTTCGGGGTGCCCATGCGCAGGGCGAGCTCGATCGGCAGTGTAGGCGGGAAGCCCAGCTGCGAAGGGTCCATGGTTGGGAACGCGATATCGTTGCTCATGGGCAGGAATATAACATGGGTAGGGTAAAAGAAAAACCCCGCAGAGGTGGCAAGTCCTCCCGGGGTTTAGGCGTGACGCAGATTGTCAGGCAGTTCTATATTAGTGCACCGCCGGCCGTTCGTCAATTCTTATCGCCAGGTTCTCCACGCGCTTGGCTTCCCGCTTGATAACGAAAAGTTCTCTTTGGGCATCGGTAGGGTGTACATATTTTTGGTACTCCTTGGTTGGTGGAATCGCTATTGTAGCGTACTTGCGAATGTTTCTTTATCATATAGTGCGTAGGAGAAGATTAATAGTTTCATTTGAGACATAGTAGTCTCCTTCGGAGCAAGTATTTACGAATGCAAATAATTGGTTTTTTGGTCCATTCTCTAAGGGATTGCATGCAAATGAGCCCCCACCCCCTCCCGCCGCGCCCCCCTGGCCCCCTTTGCTAGCCCAAAAGAATTCCTCCCCTTTTTAAAGCAACCCTGCCGGACAGCAGGTTGCCAGCAACCACTTGTCGGACCTGCTATAATGGAATGGCAGGACCACTCAACCATCTATCAGGAGAACATCATCATGGCTACCATCAAATCCTTCGTGATCGCAGTCGGCATCGTGGCTATCCCTTGCTTGCTCATCGCTCAGTTGGTTGCCGTAGTGATCGGCCTGTAACACTTACCCATCTACCAGGAGAACATCATGACCGCAGCTAAAGAAATGTCCGTCGAATCCGTGACCGCAGAAATCAAAGCATTCTTCACCCAGCCACAAGTTGACAAGGCAGCCAAGCAAGCCCGGCCTGACCTCATCGCGCCACTGGGCAAAGGCACCATTGCCATCACGCCTTGGCAGCAAGACCTGTTCGCCGCGATCTTCAAGGCAGCAGAGGGCATCAACAAAGCTGTTGAGGGCCAGCGCGCTATCATGCGCCGCATGCTGCTGGATCAGTACGGCAGCACTGCGCCAACCTATAAGCAGTTCAAGGATGACCGTGCAGCGTTGCGCATCCTGGCTGAACAAAAGGGGCTTGTTGACGATCAATGGGTGCGCAAGCCATATAACGCTGCCCTCATCGAACTGTATGGTTCTTTGCCAGAATCGGATAGCCCTGCTGCTATCGCTAAACGCGCTGAGCGTGAAGCGGCCGACAAAGCCGCTGGCAAGGTAGGCGCACCCAAAGGCCAGACCACCGAACGCGTTGACAGCGAGGCGGACAAGATTGAACAGTTCATTGCTAAGCACGGTCTTGCCAAAGTGTTACAGGCTACTGCGCGCATCCTGGCAGCCAAGACCGAATCCAAGCTGGATGCCGTAGCGCTACAAGCTGTTGCCAGCAAGTACGATCCACAAGCCGCGATCAAGGCAGCGCTGGAGTCGGCCAAGACCGGCAAGACTTCCAAGCAACTCGCCGCAGAGAAGTACGCACAAGCCTAACGCCAGGTAGAACGTCATGACCGACCCGAACCCATGGCCTGATATGGCCCAATCCCTCGCGGATGATGAAAACTTCTAATGAAACTAAAGGGGCCTCGCGGCCCCTGTTTCTATTTGTTTATTCTCATTGGGGTAAAACGGACTTGTCTTTTTGTTACTGCGACTATTTTTTGGCGAGAGTGAAAATTGTACGTAAGACAATGCCCAAATAAGCAGGTTGCAATTGTATGTATTAGGCCAAGGGGATAGTTGCACCTGCCTATGACAAGTGGTTGCAGCAACCAAATGTCGTGTCTATTTAGTCTGTAACTATCGTGGTTTGTGCGTGGCAGGCATGGGTGCGAATAAGCAGGGCAATAAGCGGGTTTGCTGTAACTATCCAGCGGCAGCGTGCGGGCAAGTGCATGATTCTTAAGGGCATATGCACCATGTGTTGCTAAGTTTTTTATAATAAGCAGGTAAAACGCAATTTATGGTGAAGGTTCCCGTATTTTGGGTTGATCGTGTAGGTAGTGGCACTGCACCAAAAGCTCCTAAATACTTACATGCTACTACCTACACGATCAACCTGAATTTCGAGCACCTATCGTAAAAACCCTGCTTAGTCTGCTTATTACTAAACAAATAGATACAAACAGGGGTAACTCCTCTATGGCAGCATGGTGAAATACTCCCACCAGATTCTAGTTGTGGTAAGAATGAGACTGCTTATCTGCGCTTTTTGGTTCTATTCCATCCTATCCACGTGCATTTCACTTCCGATAGTTAAACGAAAAAGATGTCATACGTACATCGAAATGCGTGCTCCTACTTGATTTTTGGAAAAACAGGCGCTATATTGTAGGAGCAAGTAGGAGCACGGATACCTATCAATTGTGACTAAGTTGCTCCTACAAGGTTTAGTGGAAAGGGCGAGTATGGTAGGCATCGAGAATAAAACTAAGGGTACTAAAACGCTGTGCGCTGGTGACAGGATAGGTAACCTCACGTTACTACATAAGGACGGACAGGATGAACGACGGTCGCCATATTGGCTATGCTTGTGCGACTGCGGTAATACCAAAAAGATACGCGCTGATAACCTTAAGGCTGGCCGTACCAATTCGTGCGGATGCCAGCGCTACGCGACAACTGGTCGCCCCAACCAAATGTCCATGCGTAAGCTGCCCCAAAAGGACATAGTATTCACGGCCAAGGTGTACGAGAGCGGTAAACGTGACCTGGGTACAGGCGCGCCGTGCCGATGGGGATTCGCTAAGATAGAACGAGAGGGTGAAGGGTTCACCCTAACCAATTGCACGAACAGGCACGCTAAGAAAGGCCAGGTCGACCACATGTATCATGCCGTCATGAATCGCTTATACGCCACCGGCCAGGTATCCGAAAGAGGTAGCCTGAGCTATCTCGAATGGGCTAAACGCGAGGGTGTGCAGCTGGTAATCAAAGAGCGCAATATGCGGCCGGAGGATGCCAGCAAGCTTCACGAGGAATTCACCAGTGATTTACTGTATGGGAACTGAGATCATGCCAACCTACACCGACGAAGAAATGCAAGCCGCCATCAAGGACGAGTGGCGCCTGAAACGGGAACTGAAAGAAGCCCAGGACAGGGAGCAGCAGAACCGTACCACGATGGCTAGATACGTGACTGTAGTAACGACGATTGAAGCCGCCATAGATGAGGCCGCCAAAGCCAAAGACGCCATGGACAAGGCCCGTAAGGAGCCTAAGCGCTGGGGCATGAGTAAAGCCGCAGCAAGCCGGGCGTACTTCGCCAAGGGCAGGGAACTGCGCAACCTGCGCAAGGAACTGAAAGCCATTACCCAATCGGCCGAGCAAGCCCGCAAATCATATATCGCATGGCAGGGCGAACAGAGGCGCATCGAGCGCGCCATACTGACAAACAAACGCCTGCAGGCATCCATGGGCCTGCTGCCAGTACAGCCCAAGCGCACCACAGAGGCACTGGAAGCCCTGGCTAGCATGTCAGGCCTTTTGGATGGGAGCTTCTGATGAGTATACTCGCGCCATGGCACCGCCACCCTAATCAATTGGAGTATGAAGTAGCTTATACACTATGCGCGCTCGGTAGCGGCATAGTGTATATAGATGCCGAGGGATTTTATTGCGGTACTGACCTGCCGCGTGTGTTACAAGAAGCTTATGAACGCGGTGCGCATTCGTTCTACGAAATGAAGAAATCAGGTTCCCTATAACTGGTTGACCGATTACCCATAATACTCTAAAATGTATCTAACGGTGGGAGAGGTACGCCCACAGCAGCCGACAGTTGGTCGCTGCAACCACTTGTCTAACAGGAGAAACCATGGATATCCAAATCCGCCCCATCTACGCATACCGGTTCATCAAGATCGGCAAACATAAAGTCCACTTCGCGGACGAAGACCAGGCCAAGCGCGCCATCCTGCACTGCCTGAACAAAAATGTAGAGTTCGAGCCCGGCGTTGAAGTGCTGGATCCCGTGCAGCGCAAAGCAGCAAATTTCGCCGACGCGAAAGAGTTCATTACCTACGTGAAGGCGTACCATGAATGCTGACCAACTCCGCAACCACGGCCTACTGAATAACCAATCCCTCCTTCCAGAATGGTTGGAACGGGGCAAGCTGCGCGCCGAAGGGGACAAGCTGCGCGCCGAAGGGAGCAAGCTGCGCGCCGAAGGGCGCAAGCTGTACGCCGAAGGGGGCAAGCTGTGGGCCGAAGGGGACAAGCTGTACGCCGAACGGGACAAGCTGTACGCCGAAGGGGGCAAGCTGTGGGCCGAAGGGGACAAGCTGTGGGCTGAGGCAGTTATCGAGCGATTCGGGCCGAAGGCCACGATTGAGTGGACTGGTGATGGCTGTATTGTTAATGGGATGGAGGAATATAAGGATGGCTAAGCTCAATGTTACTGACTGGCTCATCGGCCAGCACGCCAACCCAAGCCCCAAGCAGTACAAAACCTTAGGTGAAGGGATTGACGAGGCGCAGCGTATCCTCGGCGAGCCGGCGGGGGATATCATGACGACGGCCTGGCCTAAACGCGCGGTGGACATGCTGCCAGGGTACAAGCGCACTTTCCTCGTATCAAACGATCTCCTGGCCCCAAGCGCCAAGCTCATCGAGGTGCATATGTTCGTCCATGCTGACGGCGCGCCTTCGCACTATACGATTGGCGAGGTGACGCTGTGAATACCGAGCAAGCACTGGCGTGGCTGATGCTGGAACGGTTCGTTATCATCAAAGTATCCTCGGTATGGCTATGGGTGCGCGATAACGGCCAGCATAACAAATCGGTTCGGTGGGATGGCGATGAACTGGATATCTGTCTTGTAAAGTGGAACGTGGATTTGGAGTTTAGACAGCCGGGGCACTACCACAACAAGGACGAAATTTATCCCGTGGGCCATTTCCCGGAGCACGCCATAGGCGCTGTAAAACTGATATTGGAGCGCAAACTATGAAACACTTCCCTCTCATCGCCGCCGCAATCCTCGTGGTCGCATGGTCATGCGGCGCAGTAGCAATTACTACAGTCACGCAAGGCGCCGCACTACGGATGGCTATGCTGCAAGCGCTGGTGAAATAACATGACCCCCGATCAAATCCGCGCCTGGCTGGCGATTGAAGGGTGGGAGCCAGTGGTATGGTTTATCTCTGCAAACAGTTTGGGTTTGATGCATCGCGAGCGCGATCTTAGCGTATGGATAAGCGATGACGATTGCAAAGTGGGTAGCTGGGATAAAGACTGCTTAAGCTTAAACGGTGCTGCCTTAGACGATCCAGGGATGCAACATCTACCCGTCCATATCGTTGATGATAGGCTGATGGAACAGTTTTATGATGAAATAGTAAATAAAGGCTGGGCATAAAAAGTATAATCCGTCCAACGCTAACTAGGGAGCGTATCGTGGACACACAATTACCGCTTGAGAATATCCTACAAGCGATCGCTGAATGTACGAAAGATTTAGACCGGGCTGACCAAGCCCATGATGCCTGCATGCAGAGCATGACGGCAACGATTACGGCCGCGCAGGAACAGCGCGCGCTGCGAGAAGCGAAAGCTTCGGAATTTAAAGGCGTCCATCGCCGATCCATCGAACAGATAAAAGGCCGGGTTGACGTAACCGCCCCAAAGGTGCACTATGAAACTAACGACAGAGCAGAAGATCTCCATGCTGATCCTTGCGGGGTATGAGCCGCGGCGACTGATGCAGGACGCACGTATCATTGGGGATAAAGGATGTATCCACAGCACAAACAGTAGGTTACGCGATATCCAATGGGAACATATCGGCGACTGGCATCAAGAATACCATGATGAGTACGAACTATCCACATGGGAGAGTCTACGGGCTGAGACTATCCCCGACGAACTGATTTACGAGGCAATCGAAACGACAACTGGTTGAGACAACCGAGTGTCGGATAGGAGGAACCATGGACAAGATTTACCAGCGCATGGGAGTTTACCGCGACAGCGAGGGGATCTGTTTCTACGTAGATGACTTTGGCACGGTGGAGTCGTTCCGTTCCGATAAGCTAGGCATGGCACTGCCTGCGTTTCTCATCGAGTTATATTTCCCCGAACTGAAACTTTACGGCTACGAACTGTACGACGGATACCAGTAACACTATCTAGTAACACCATCTATCAGGAGAAAATTATGAGCTACCACACCAGTAACCTGCTGTACCGTCCATCGGTATCCATCTGGACAGCGCGGCGTAAGGACAAGGGCGAATCCCTTAAGGTCAACGCAAACGCCGGGGCGATTTCCGGCGCCGCCAACGTGCACAAGCAACTGTTGCCCGAGAACGAGGCACTAGAAGCTATTCAGAAACATGTCAACGTATTCCGTACCTGGGTGTATGACAGCACCCTGCCGTGGGATGATTCTGGCTGGCGTATCGGTCAGGTCTCGCGGCACATGGACTTCATGAGCGAAGCGGGCGACTACATGCGTAAGTTCGACGAACTGGTGGCAGACTTCCTGCGAGGCTATGACACCGCTGTGTCTGAGGCGGCATTCAAGCTCAACGCCCTGTTCGACTACGCCGACTACCCGACCAAGGAGGAAGTGGCGACGAAATTCCATATCAACCTGGAGTGCATGCCGCTGCCTAACGTGGATGACTTCCGCGTAGTGGATGGTGTGGACCCTGATGAGGTCGAGCGCCTATGCAGCCAAGCAGCTGATGCCGTGGAGCAGAAGATCAAGGCGGGCATGGACGAAGCATACAACCGCCTGTACACCGTCGTGTCGAAGATGGCCATCACGCTGCGCCAGTATGGGAACAAGGAGGTGAAGAAGTTCAACGACACGTTGGTGACAAACATCGCCGACCTGGTGCAGATTATGCCTGCGCTGAACATTACGAACGACGCCCGGCTTGCAGCGCTCGCCCAAGAGGCGGAGAACCTGGCCCTGTACACAGCGGCGGACCTGCGCAGCAGCGAGTCGTCTCGCAAAGCAGCGATCCTCGAAGCCGAAGCCCTGGCCGCGAAGTTCGCCCCTGAACCTGATCCCGTTCCTGTGGTCAATAACGTAGGGTTCGTCAAGACTGACTTGGCGGACCTGCTGAAGGGGATGCTGTGATCCCCCGCGAGAAGATGATTGCCCACCTGGAGGAGATGGGCTGGATAGCTAATGCCGTACCGAGAAGGGGTAGTGCTGATGATACAGAATGGTACGGCGTATATAACGGCACCACACTTCTTGGTAAGTACCCCGCATGGAAACTGGAGAAATATAAGGGTGAAGACTGGTGCGAGGAAGGCATTTGGTCTACCAAGTGGAAGCGTGCCAATTATGGTACTCCATGGGGGATGCTAAGCGATGCTGATCTGGCGGAGTTCTATATCAAGATCATGATGGAGGGCTTATGACCCGCGAACAGATGCTGGCCTGGCTAGCGCTGGAGGGATGGGAACTGATCTACTGCGCGGCGAATCACCCTGCTTTCCTTAAGGGTGTGGCGTGCGTGTATACGAATGCGCCTTGGAGTGGGCATAAATGCGCCCCTAACTGGATGGCGAGGTATAACGACATATGGAACAAGGACGGGTGTCGTCGCATCATCTCATGCAGTGAAAGTGAGTATTCCGATGAGTGGATCCGAAATGCCTTCGAGTATATAACCAAGGAGGGCTTATGACCCGCGAACAACTGGAGGCGTGGTGCGCACTGGAAGGACTAGGGTTATTCGAGCGGCGTAATAGCGAAGGCAGAATCCTTGTGTGGCGGGTGTTTAGGACGCAATCCCCAAAACCAGAATATGGGTTGAAGTGGAACGTAATGTTGAGCTCCCCACGCTGGGAGTATGCAGGAACAACGCGCCCACTGGAATGGTACGTGCATATTGACTGGACCGAATTACCCGAAGCGGCATATAATAGTCTCACGTTGGAAATGTTGGAAAGTATCACCAAGCAGTAGTGACCCTTGCAGTACTCAACCGTGACTGTAGTCACACACTTTTATCTACTAGGAGAAACACATCATGGCAAACGCTAAACTGTCCCAAGTCCCTGCAATCCTGACCCGTGCTTACGTGTCGAACACCAATATCTTCCTGCGCGGCAAGCCAGCGTTGGGCAAGACCGAAACGATCAACGCATTCGCGGACGAAATGAAGAAGCGCATCCCTGACTTCCGCGCCTGGTACTTCTACGCCCCGTCCATGTCGCCGATGGATATCATGGCGTCTGCCCCCGACTACGAAAAGGGTACGCTGAAACTGTTCAGCAACGAAGCCCTGCCGAATGCCTATACTGACCCGGACGCCAAGGGCCTGGTGTTCTTCGGCGAACTGCCCAACGCTGACCAGGCAACCAACAAGCTGTTGCAGAAGTACATCAACGGCGAGGACATGTCCGGCGTCCTGCGCAAACCTGACGGCATCATCGTCGTGGCCGACGGCAACCGCATCGAGGACAAGTCGTCCGTCCAGCAGCAAGGCCGCGCTTTCCTGTCCCGCATGGCGCAGATCGAAGTGTACAGCGACGCTGACGACAACATGGCCTACGCCGCGTCGAAGGAATGGCACCCGTCCATCCAGACGTTCTTCCAGGCCAACCCGGCGCTGATCGACAACTACGACGAAGTGTTCGAGATCGGCACCAATCGCCAGAAATCCAAAGGCGTGTCGGACCTGGTGAGCGAGGAAGGCCGCAACGGCATCTGGGCGAACATGCGTAGCTGGGAGCGCCTGAACCGCCTGGAGAAAGCCGCTGACCAGTTCAACAGCAAGCTGACCCTGGCCGAAATCCAAGGCAATGTCGGCAGCGCCGTGGCCGGCGCCTACGACGCCCACAAGAACATGCTGGGCAAGCTGGCATCGTTCGAGGAGATCATGAAAGACCCGGCGAAGGCGCGCATTCCGACCGACAACATCAGCGAGCAGTACGCGCTGTGCATGCTGGTAGCCCTGCGCTGCGAGGAGAAACAGCTGGGCAAGGTGCGTACCTTCGCAACCCGCATGCCTCCTGAACTCCAGATCGTCGTGCTGAAAACGATCCATAACCGTCCGAACTTCAAGTACCGCGACAGCCAGGACTACCTGAACTGGATCATCGACCCGGAAGTGTCGAAACTGCTGAAGGCACGTTAATCGTCGACAACTGGTTGGGGCGACCAAGTGTCGGTCGCCCCATAGGAGACTGATATGGCTCTTACAGTAGAGCAGAAGATCAACATGCTGATCCTTGCGGGGTTTCAACCGATGCTATCCCGTAGCCGGTACACTCGAATTATTGGCAACGGTGTTGGCATCGGGGGGCGTATGGTTGGCGCAGATTGGGCCGTCGGACGTCACGCATCGTACAATCCCAAAGAATATACGCCGACGACATGGGAAGCCCTGCCTGATATCGGCGAGATCCCCGACGAACTTATCTATGAGGCGTGCGATGCTAACCGTTGAACAGAAGATCAATATGCTGATCCTTGCGGGGTATGAGCCCTGTGTACTTGTTATTGAGCGAGAACATGTAGGCGAAGTGATTTTGCCGAGAGTTATCGGTCATGGTAACTGCCTAGGTATCGGTATTGAACATGCCGACGAATGGGTACGATGGGATTTTTCAATCGCGGATTTTGACACATCGGAATATACGCGATCCGTGTGGGGAGGGACGCAATTGGAGCTCTGCCCCGACGAACTCATTTACCAAGCACTGGAGGCGGCGAAATGAACGGGAATCAATGGGCAATGGCGTGGCTGGTGATCCAGACGCTTTTGCTGGCATCGGCTGTTGCCGGCGTACCCTTCGGTTTTTTCTATGGCCTCCTCGCCGCCCTGTGCTCGGTATATAACATCGCGGTGCTTATTCGCTTGTGGGTGAAGAAATGACTCCCGAGCAGATTCGCAACCATCTGATCCTTGATGGGTGGATACCTGTGCGCCACCAGCGTAATAAGGGTGATGTGTGGGTAGGTATCTACAAAGAGGGCAGTGGGCTGGTGTATTATGACTACGATGTCCGAGCAAATGGTGAAGTTAGGCATCTGCCGAAGTGGCCTTTCGAACCTACTCAGAAGGAGGCTGCGAAGTTTGTGTCTAAGTTCAAATGCCGCTGGTGCGATGCTGAACCGTGCTTGCAAGATCTTTATAAGGCGACCCCATTATGACCCGCGAACAAATCGAAGCTTGGCTGATACTGGAAGGGTGGGAATGCCGCCAGGCAAAGGGATGCGTTCCTGTGTACAGGAACGGTAACCGGTCCGCCTTCTATAATCACACTGTGTATTACAAAGTCGGCTACGAGTTTGGGGATGATTACTATGACATGGAAGTAATCCCTCCAGACGAGTACAATAATACCGAATTGAAAGCTATCTACCAGGAGATTATCAAACATGAAAAAGACTAACATCACCGCCATGGCGGCAACCAAGCTGACCCTTGCTCATCCGTTTTGGGCGGAAGTTTTCTACTCCATGACCCCGAACGCTTGCGAGAAAGATGAGATCCCTTGCCCTACTGCTGCGACCGATGGCCGCGTGCTGATGGTGTACGAGGAGTGGTTCGGCAAGCTGACCCTGGACGAGCAGGTGGGCGTGGTGGCCCATGAACTGGCCCATAAGATTTTCCTCCACATGTACCGTCGCGGCGCCCGCGATCCGATGCTGTGGAACTTCGCCTGTGACTACGCCATCAACGGCATGTTGAAGGAGAACAACTTCACGCTGCCGACTCCGCACCTGCACGACGACAAGTACAAGGGCATGTCGGCCGAGGCCATCTACCAAGAGCTCCTCAAGAACCCGCCGCCCCAGCAGCAGAAGCAGTCCATGGAGTCCATGATGGACCTGGCTGACGCGACCGATGGCAAGAGCAAGGAAGAAGTGGAAGCTGAAGTCGAACAGGTCAAGCAGCTGGTGGAGCGCGCCATCGCCAACGCCAAGTCCTACGGCAAGCTGCCAGCTGGCATCGATGCGGGTACGATCGACGCGTACAAGGCACCGAAAGAATCCTGGTACAACCAGCTGCACCGCTACATGCAGTCGCTGTCGTCTTCGGCCTACAACTGGGCGCGCTTGAACCGTCGCACCTTGAAGACGCACGGGTACTTCTCGCCGCACATCCTCGATGATTCGCTGGGGCTGGTGCGCGTGTACCTGGACACTTCGGGCAGCTGCTTCGACAAGGCCATGCAGTCGAACTTTGCCGGACACCTTAACGCCATCCTGGCCGAATGCCGGCCGCAGAAAGTGATCGTGTCGTACTTCGATACCCAGTGCTATGAAGGCGAGGAGATCCAGGCCGGTGAGTTGGAGTTTCGTCCTCGCCCACAGGGCGGCGGCGGTACTGCCTTTGAACCGATCTTCGCGGATATCGAGGAGAGTGAGCACGGCATCCCGGACGTAACGATTATCCTCACTGACCTGTGCGGGTCTTTCCCTTCGCATACACCAGCATATAACGTGGTGTGGGCGTCGATCATGGACGGCGAGCCGCCATTCGGCGAAGTGGTACGGATCGAGGAATAGGCCATGACACCCGAGCAAGCTGTAGCGTGGCTTATCCTTGAGGGGTGGGTATTCATGCGCGATCGGGGCGAGGGTACGCTGCGGTGCATGCACCCCACGCTGGGTGGCCGTGATATCCGCCCTGTGACAATATGGTCGGAGAAAAGCGGGCGACGCAAAGCTGGCGAGCCGGAAGTGGCTATAGGTATTAAATGGAATTACTTCGAACTCAAACGCATGGCGAATATGGAGGAACATTCGCCCGCCGAATTCCCCGAGCACATTGTCGAAGTCGCCCGGCAGATACAGGAGAAACTTTATGAACCGTGAACAGATGATCGCTTGGCTTACGCTGGAGGGGTGGCAGCCGGTGCGGGACACAAGGGACGACCCATGCTTGCAGAGTTGGCGCGGATTTAGAAAAGGGAACCGCCTGTATATCCGAAATAATCCTATGTATCGATTTGCTAATAGTGAACAATACGCCTACAATCCTGTGGGTGAAGGCCCCTGGGATGCAAGCTCAGAACCGGAGCACAATCTTTCCGAAGCTGATCTGCTCTACGTAATAACACTTATGGAGGCCCATCATGGGGACGAGTGAAGACGTAAAAGAATTGCTTGACCGGACACGCCGTATCGAGTCCCGTCTGGTGACGCTGGCGCAAGCGCAGGGCGTCGACCTGCTGGCATTGGCGCAGCAGGTGCAGCCTATCGCGCAATGGGCGGAAGGGCGGGGGTATCATGTGGTGGTGCGTACCCTGGACATGCCCATCGCCCGTATTCGTAAGGCGGTTCGTGAAGCCTGGCCGGCCCACAAAGATCCCGTGCCGGTGTATTTCGAGGACGCCATGGTGTCGGCGGTGTTGCCATGAACCGCGAACAAATCGAGGCGTGGCTAACGCTGGAGGGATGTACGTTGTGTACCGACGACGGCCAGCTATTTTTCTACTGTCTAGCGTATGGCATAGAGTGGGCAAGATACGCCAAGCATGCGCTCCAGGACGATACGTGGGATGACCATGGGAGACCATCCCGCCAATATGATTTGGATCTTACTTGGGACGCCGTACCGGACGATCTGCTTGGCCAGTTATACGATACGTTGGTTAAGCACAAGGAGGCGTCATGAAATCGTATCTCGTGACTGTAGTAAGGAGGAGGCGGCATGAACCGAGAACAGATGATCGCCTGGCTGACGA